TTAGCAAACTTTTACCATATTCATTGCTATTGCTTCTTGCTCTTTAATTACATGAATATACTTATTATATGTGATGGTTATGTTAGCATGTCCTAGTAGCTTGCTTACAACTTCAATTCCAACACCATTTCTTAATAATGTTGAGCCAAATGTGTGTCTTAAAGTGTGTAATGTTATATGTTCGTCTGATTTAATATTTCGTGTTAATCTATCAAGACTACGTTGAAGATTTCTTGCACATTGTCTTGTGTTATTTTTACAACAACAAAAATAATCACTATTTATGTTGTTTCTTTTGTCGTATTGTTTTAGTTCTTGAATATAATGTAAAGTATTTTCGTTAAGTTTTAGATATCTTTCACCTGCGACAGTTTTTGTGGAATTTTTTAAAGCTAAACTCTGTTTTTTGCATTGCGAATCTAATGCAACTTTTGTCTGTATTGTTTTATTAATTTTAACTATATTATTTTTAAAATTAAAATCATTCCATGTTAATGCAAGTACCTCGCCTGTTCGCAACCCTAGATTCAACATAATAATTAAAACTAAGAAGTCTCTTCCTTTATATTCATCTATCGTTTTGTATTTGGATACAGCTTCTTTTTTAAATTGTTCTAATTGCTTATCTGTTAGAGAAAATTGTTCTTTAGTTTTAATAACAAGATAACTTTCTGTTGGCAACTTAATGTCGCTACATGGATTGTTAAATATAATTTTTTCTTTAATTGCTGTTTCGAAACATGGGTTTAATAATTGTATGATTTTTTTTAACCCAGACAAAGCTAATGGTTTTTTCCCTGATTTTAATGGAGGATTGGCAAATTCCTTAATAAAAATATCTATATCTTGTGATGTAATATCACAGATATATTTATTGCCAATATAAGGTTTGATTTGATGTTGATAAACACTGTATAACCTAGTGTAACTAGAGCCTTCAATTGTTCCAAATTTATAATTACTTAGCCAATATTCCACATAATCATTTAACTTGATTTTTTTTGTTTCTTTAAAACCATTATTGATTTTTTGAAGATAGGATTTGACCTTATTTTTTACTTCTACTTTTGTATTACCATAAAAGCTTTTTCTAATACCATTGATTGTAATTTTAGCCTCAAACCTATCATCTTTTCGTTGCATTATATTCATATTATTAATAGTTGCCGATATATTGATACTATTTATAATTATCACACCTTTCTTTTACATCAATATAAGGGCAGTACAATTATGACTTAATCATAATATGTCTGCCCTATTTTTTCAATGATTAATAATATATTTCTTCATTGATATGTTCCTTGATCCATTCTTCCAATATAGAAAATGTCGTTATATAATCATTACCAATTTTCATTAGTGGGAGTTCTCCTGATTTGATTAATTGTTTTATCTTGGTTTTTCCGAATGGAAGAATGTCATATAAATCCTTTTGGCTTAAAACCTTATTTTCCATATTATGCCTTTCCCGAACTACCAAAGCCACCATTTCCTCTAACTGTATTACTAAGATTTTCCGTTACCTTAAATCCAAACTGTTCTACTGGCTGAATAATAATCTGTGCGATTCTATCACCTTCAGATACAATCCTTATCTCATTACTCTGATTATACAGTGCAACCATGATATTTCCTCGATAATCTGAATCGATTACCCCGACCTTATTGGCAGGAGCTAATCCCTGTTTACAAGATAAACCACTTCTAGCATAAACAAGACCGACATATCCATTAGGTATTTCCATTACAATTCCTGTGTCAATAAAAGCTGTTTCGCCAGGAAGAATCTCCACTCTATTTTCTTCATTATGTATTACCGCATATAAATCTGCACCTGCTGCAAATTCGCTACCATATGTAGGAATCTTTGCATTCTCATCTGTTTTCTTAATATTAATTATTTTCATACGTTTTTAAAATTCCTTTCTTGATTAGTTTTATTATTTCTGTGTTAATATTCTCTGTTATTCCCCTATTTACTTCACTATTTGTTTCATTGTAATATGGATAATATGTAGAACCTTCAGACTGAATATCATAAGTAAAAATATTTTCTTCTATATTTATGTAAAAATATGCATATATGGTTGTTTTATCGTTCCATTTATATATAGGAACATATAATCTATAGTCGCCATTTTCCTTGTATCTAAATCCATAATCAAGCAACTTATTTTTGGTTACAGGTTTATTCACTTTAATTCTTCTCATTTCACCCATCATTACATCTCCTTAATTTCATTTTCAAGATATTTGAGATATTCGTCCCATTTGTCAATCATGTAGATATATTCCTTACCTTTGACACATTTGAGTCTCATATCTGCTTTAATATTCTCCCACGGAGTCTTCTTTGTAACCAAAGTTTGTAAATAAGAATGTGTCATTCTACTTAGGGTTAAAAGCTTCTCAGGAGGAATTTTAGACACGATTTCTTTGTACTGTGTCAATTTATCATCTGGTATTTTAAAGTCTTTATTTCGGGGTAAATTCTTTGGTGAAAATGGGCTTATAGACGCACCACTTGTTCTTGGTTTTAGTAATGGAATAACCTTGTCTGAATTGACATATTTGAACTTAAATAGAATTTCAGAATCCGTTTCTTCAATATCAAATATAAGAGACGGATCAGATTGCTGAATTGTTTTAACAATATTGTGTCCTCTTATTAAAGAAGGAACATATGCTTGTAATGTATTGTGTCCATAATAGAATACCTTATTACCATATTGACAAGATATATAACAGTCAATATCTTCTAAAGTACCATTGAGCTTACGGTTAAAATCGTTGGTATCTTTATTTACAGGACATAAGATTCTATATTTTCCTTTAAACTTATCGTATAAATATCCTATAGTTGTTCACCTCTCTTATTAATACTCCTCATATTCTTGTTCATCACTTATTTTAGGAGCGTTCTTTTCTGCTTCCAAAACAGTATCTAAACACTCTTGTCTTGTTTTAAATATTGTTTTATCCAATTTATTGTAAGAAAATAGATAAGCATGTTTATCACGCTTATCTGTCCCAACGAAGTAATCATCTCTAACTGTCCTTACATATAGGTCACATACTTCATATATTCCTACTGGCTTAAGCATTCGAGCATAATAGACCATTTTACCTTTTTGAATATCTGTTTTGTTCATTATTCTTCCTTACCACCATTTTTTACAAATTCTAAGGCATTATAAATACCTGCTGCATATCCTTTAATACGATCAAACTGAAAAGGATTTTCTTTAACAGCTCTTTCCTCTACATCTTCGGCAAGCTTTAACTCTTTTTTTAATCTTTTTATAATTCTTTTATGGCTTTCAAGTGACTGTATTGCTGATTCAATAGCTTCAATATGTTCACCTGTAGTTCCTTGTATATAACATAAATCGCAGTTGTCACACTTCTTATTATTACAATCTTCATGAATACCCTTAACCTGTCTTTTCTGGCATTTAAGATATGCTTTTAATTTTTCTAACGCTTCTTTATTATTCATAATTATTCCTTACTTAAATTAATTACAATATAAAACCAATTTGTTCTGAGCGAGAGATTGCTTTATATCAATCACTCGTTGGTTTTTTGAACCTCTGAATTTTAATGATAGGTCTTTCTGCTCATCTATATATTCTCCATCAACGAGTACATCTACATTGGAAATTATCTCCCATCGTGTAAGCCACTCATCTGCATTTGCTGCAAATGGAGTATATTTATATTCATTATATTTGGAATTTAAAAGATCAAAATTATATCCTGTATACAACCAGATAGTTTTCTCAGGAAAAGAATTACGGATTAGTTTGATTAGAGATAAGATTTCATCGAGATTCTGTTCAGCTAAACACTCACCACCAAGGAAAGATATTCGCTTAATATATGATCTATCAATAAGTTTTATGAATTTGTCTTTTGTTTTTTCTGTCCATTCCTTACCGCCATTAAAGTCCCATGTATCAGAATTAAAACAACCAAAACAGTGAAATGGACAACCTTGAACGAAGAGGGAGACTCCTACTCCCTCTCCATTTGAAATATCAAGGTTACGCATACTTGAATATCTCATATTTAATCCTCCGTATATTCCATATCGTCCAAATGATAAACACGATCATGAATATCACCATACCTACCCTGATTACCACCATTTTTTGCAGTACCAATATAGCCACAAACTCTAAATGCTATATCCATTGTTGTATTGTCAGTATTCCCACAGTTAGGACATTCCCATTTAAGTCTATTGTTTTCATCTGATACAAGAGGAATATCACCATCAAAGCCACATTTTTCACAATAACAACTCTTTGTGTTAATCTCTGCATACATGATGTTGTTGTAAATAAACTTAATGACTTCTAATATAGCAGGAATATTATGACTCATACTTGGTACTTCGATATATGAAATTGCTCCTCCTGGACTTAATTTCTGGAATTTTGATTCGATTCTTAACTTTTCAAATGCCGTGATATGTTCAAAGACAGGAATGTGATATGAATTAGTAATATAATTTCTATCAAAACCATCTAATTTTTCAAATATATCGCTACCGAAACGAGATTTTAAGCACTTTGCGAATTTGTAAGTTGTGGACTCTAATGGTGTTCCGTACAAACTATAGTCAATGTTTTCAGCTTGTTTCCACTTATTACATTTATCATTTAACGCCTGCATAACCTTTAATCCAAATTCTTCGCCAATTCCTTCATCCGAATGAGAGTGACCAGTCATAAATTTTACACATTCATATAAACCAGCATAACCAAGTGATATTGTAGAATAACCATCATAAAGAAGTCTGTCGATTTTCTCATGTTTCTTTAATCTAGCATATGCCCCATGTTGCCATAAAATAGGTGCTACATCAGAAGAGGTACCAAGCAATCTCTCGTGTCTTGCCCTAAGTGCTTTATGACACAACTCAGTTCTTTCCTCAAAGATTTCCCAAAACTTATCAAAATCTCCGTCAGATGAGAAAGCAATATCTGGAAGTGAAATCGTTACAACACCTTGATTGAATCGCCCATAATATTTATGTTTATTCGGATTAAAATTCTTTGCGTTTGCAATATTACCTACTTTATCTGTAAATCTATCTACAGTAAGGAAACTTCGGCAATTGTGGCTATAAATACCACTAACTTCAAAATGCTCACTAGATGTTGTCACATCATAACTATACATTTCTTTATGAATCGGATTAATCTTGATAACCTCTGATTCAATAGCATATCCTGATACATTTGATTCAATATAGTTATCACATTTCTTTTTGCATACAATGTAATCAACTAATTCATCAGTTGGGTAAAATTCAACCCTATATCTAATCAATTCTGGATTTTTCTTTGTGTAATGATTATGATAAATTTTAGCTGGGATTCCAATAGATTGTGCTAACGCCATTTGCTGAAGTGCTAATTCTTTATTAGTAGAGCCGATTTGAACAGTAGAAAAGTTCTTTTCATTTTGATGTGAATTGATATATCCGTCTGCATCAATCATTCCTGCAAAAAAGGCAAGTTTAGCTTCATAATTCCATGAGAATACTTCATTTGGAATTTGTCTATTTACTTTATTGATACCACCAAATTTTGATGTAAAATAATTTGCCACATATTGAATTCCACCGTTATTATCTGAAATTGCACATAAATCTTTATATGTTCCTTTTTTACCACGTTCTTGTAGAATTGTTTTAACATTCAGTCCGAAGTACTTAGTAAATGTATTGCTAAATTTTTCTTCAATTTCATCTTCTCCTGTTGCAGCAATAGATGCAAACACATGGTTGTTTTGATAACATCCATCACATAACATAAATCCCAATAGCCATGCTTTATCAGCATTGAATAGAATTGATTCTTCATTATATTGATTTGAGTTGATTAAGATTTTGTCTCCAAGTTTCAATTCTGATGCATGTACATTTCTACCATCTCTTAATGTTAATGGATGATCTGTTGTACATAATAATCTTCTACCATTAGAAAAGTCCACATCCAACCATTCACTTGATACATTACGAATAATTCTTTTTGTTTCAACAAATCCTTTTTCTGTATCATAAATCGTTACTTCTGATAAATCCATATATAAATTAGGATTAGCTTCGGAATACTGGTGTTTGATTTCAAATGAATCAGACAACCTCCTCCACATTCTTTCGAATGATTCTACATATAAATTATTCTTAATCTTATATGTAATAAGTTCTTTTCCGTCAACGCAGCCCATGCATGTATAGACATCACCTTTTAATTCAAGCATCATTTTTTCGGATATGTAATCAGGAACAAGTCTCTTAGATGAACATTCAGCAGCTAATTCTGTGAGATACCAATATTTAGAATCTTCTGTAATATTATCTTCTTCCAATACATAAATAAGCTTTGGAAATGCAGGAGCAATATAAATGCCATCCTCATTTTTTACCCCTTGAATTCTCTGACGAAGCATTTCTTCAATTAACATCGCCAAGTCAGCTTTTTCATATTCGTTTTTTGCTTCATTCAGATACATAAAAATTGTGATAAAAGGTGCTTGTCCATTTGTTGTCATAAGTGTGACCAACTGATACTGAATTGTTTGAACGCCTTTTTCTATTTCTTCTTTTAATCGTTTATTTGTTATATTAACGACTTCTGCAAGGTCTTCATTATACTCACTAATTAATCCATTATTATATAATTCTTCTGTTACTTTCTTTCTAATTGATTTTCTACTCACATTAACAAATGGTGCAAGATGTGCTAAAGATATACTCTGCCCGCCATACTGATTGCTGGCAATCTGAGCAATTGCCTGTGTTTCAATATTACAAGCAGTTGAAAAGCTATGCGGTGTTTCAATAAGAGTTTCGCTAATAACTGTATTATTTTGAAGCATATCTTCAGAATTTACTAATCCGCAGTTATGCATATGCTGTAAAAAGTAATCAGCGTCATGAAAATGAATTACTCCTTCATTATGAGCTTGAATTATTTCAGGCGATAATAAATATCTTTTTGTCATATCTGTACTAACAGATCCAGCAATATAATCTCTTTTGGTAGGATTTAATACTGGATTTTTATTTGCATTTTCACCTTTCCAATATTCGTCTTTATCTTCTACAAGGTCATGAATTTCTTCATCTGTTGTATTCTCGTTTTCTCTTTGAAACTCACGAATACTTCTATACCCTTCATAAGCTTTTGCAGTAAGTCTCTGTTTCTTGGTAATCAATTTATCATAAACCATTGATTCAATATCAGAAATACTTACTTCCTCTTTATCTTTACATTCTTCTTCAATCTCATCCGCAATGTCTTCTGCAATCTTTTGTTTTACAATACCTGAACCATTTTTCATTGCTTTAAGAATTGCAGTTGAAATCTTAGACTTATCAAAATCAACTTCTGAACAATCTCTTTTAATTACCTTCAATATTTATTCCTCCTCAAATCCAATAACATTACCATCATTAATAACGACTCTTGTATTCTTACATTCAAACAATTCAATGCAATCACCAGTAGTAATATTATCCATGTTAATTTCTGTAGTCTCTCTTAACATAATTAATCCTCCAATTCTGCTTTATAAAGCTGGTATATCATATTCCAATCCCAACAATGTTTATCATTCCATTCCTTATTCCAAGGATAAATCTCGCCAAAACAAATCTTTGTATCAGCATTAGAAGTCTCAAGATTATGTGCAGAATCATCAATAAATAAGCCACCACTCATATCTATATGAGATTTATCATTATATTCTTTGAAATTAACTCCAATAAACTGACAAAACGGAAGGTGTTCTTTACACCATCTTTCCTTTGCTTTAAGATTAGGACTATAACCAGAAGAGACAATAATTATTTCATTATGTAATGCAAATTTTCTTAGTGTTTCATAAGCTTGTGGCATGAACTTTAACCTATCAAAGAATCGTTGCTGATTGAAATATGTATTTATATATTCTCTACTTGCACAGTTAAGTTCTTCAAAATCCCAAGTCTTAATCTGTTCTGGAAGAATATACTTATAATCGCTGTAATACTTAAAGTCCTCATTGTATAAATCACATATTGCAGCAATTGTATTTACAATAACTCCATCAAAATCGCAATAAAGTTTTATATGTCATCACCCCAATCTAATAATATATTTGGACATTCATTATTCTTATCCAATTTATAATTCTCTCTTAGAATTAACACATTATATGGAATATTCTTGTAATACCTTACACATTCCATATAAGGACAAGTCCTATTACTACAATAGATCTTGTCCTTCTTCTGATTTTTCTCTGTTATTCTTTTCTTTGATTTCATCTAACTCCTTGCATATTAAGGCTGTCTCAAAAGCTGTTCTATTTTCGTTATGTACAATATAATCAACTTTTTTAGATATATGTCTAAAATCCTTTTTATCAGCCTTATATCTTCTCTTAGACTCAGCTCTGTCAACATCTCTATTTAACATTCTTCGCTTAATTTCTCTATTAGATACTTCAAGATAAATAACAGTTACATTCTCATTAATCTTACTTCTTACTTTATCTAAAGCATCAGGCGTAAGAATAATTACAGAATGTGACTTATTATAATCTTCAAGTAAAGAACCATAATACCAAGCTCCTGAGACGGTTTCGTATATTCTGTATTCTGCAAAACTACCACAATCAATCTTGGTTAAGAAATTCATCTTGTCTAAAAAATGATATTCTCTTCCATTAATCTCTCCTGGTCTTGGTGGTCTTGTAGTACAGGTTACAATCTTGTTGTAACCCATCTTCGTTAATTCCTTAACCACCGTATCTTTTCCAGAACAAGATTTGCCTACCAATATAATCATATCTTTTCAAATCCTTTCATATCATTAACAAATCTTTTTACCACCAATGAATCATCACAATATAGACACACATTGATTGGTTCAAGTAGATTTAAGGAAAATATTGCCATTATTGATTTGGCATTGACTTCATACCTGTGTGACTTAATTGTTATTTCTTCATCATATTTCGTAACTATTTCAACAAAATTTTTAACTCGTTGAATAGTGTCTAAAGTAATAACCGCTGTTGTCTCTAACATAGTTACTCCCTTTCATCTTTCATAAATTCTTATATAAGCTATTTCACCTTCAAATCCAGCTATCTTAGATACATCTCCTGTATTACCCCAACGATTTGAGATATTAGGAATAAGTGTGTTTGTATGTACTACAAACTCAACAATTGAACCATTTGCAACTGTATACTGGTTAAGAGAATCTGTATGTTCATCATCTTTAACATCAGCTAAGACACATGGAATAACTTCTCCGCTCTCTAAGACAATATCAAACTCAGTTCCTATATCAGTTGAGTAGAATGAACCTAAAGCACAAGCATATCTATTACCAATCATATATATTCCCGTGTTATAATCAAGAAGAAATGTTGATTTCATGGCATATTGCTTTGAGCTTTTATCCTTAATAGTTTCAGCATCCATATAAGATTTAAAGGGCTTATTATCTGGAACAGGATAATCTGTATACTTTTCCAAATATTCTTCAATTTCGCTCTCTAAACTCTCATATTCCCTAGCGATAACTTGTTCCATAGCTTCTTTTTCTTCTAACTCTTTTCGAGTCTTTTCTTTTTCAAGATTCTTCTTTAAATCAGTAAATACTCTTGAATATATGTACTGACCTTCCTGTGCTGCTTTAGCAGTTTGTATATTATTTTGTCCCCATAAGGGGACTATACAAGTTAAAGCTGAAGCAGTTAATAGCGATCCTGCTACTAATCTTCTTACCTTACTTATCTTTATCACCTGCTTTCTTAGTATGAGATTGATTAATCTCAATAGAATATTCTCTGATTACTGAATCATTTTTAAAAAATCTTCTTCTGAAATAATTGGGATATTAAGCGATTTTGCTTTCTGATTTTTAGACGATGTGGAATTTATATCATTATTAATAAGATAAGATGTTTTAGAACTTACAGAACCTACAACTGTGCCACCATGAACAACTATATCAGCTTTTAGTTCATCACGATTTTTATAATGATTAACTGAACCAGTTACAACAAATGTTTTACCTTGTAATGTTTTTGGAGTTTCATCTAAGACTATATTAGGCTTATCAAATTTAAACTCTTTTGTTAGTTCAAATATTTCTGAGCAATGTATATTGAAATACGAATTTAAAGAATTTATAAGGCTATCTCCTATACCTGATATACTTCTAAAATGTTCTGCACCATCAGTAATCATAATTTGCATAAAATTACCTATACTTGAAGTATTCTCTATTGTACAATTTTCAGCAATATCCTGACTTGCTGACTTACCGAGTAATGGAATTGATAAACTGTAAAGAAAACGATCAAGAGTTGTTTTACGAGATTTCTCAATAGAGTTAAGAAGTTTTTCAACAGATTTTTTACCAAATCCATCTATGGTTTTCATATCGTTTTCATGATTTGATAAATGATAAATATCCTTAATGGAATTTAACCAACCAAGATTAATAAATTTTTCTATCGTAGATTCTGAAAGATTTTCTATGTCCAACGCATTTCGACTTGCTGCATGAACAAGTCTACCTAAAAGTTTACCTTTACAATCTGGATTCTCACATATAAGTACCTCAGAGTCGTTCTCTTTAATAATTCTTGTAGGCTGACCGCAAATAGGACATTTGCTAGGAATATTAAAATTACCACTCTTGTCAATACTGTCATGCACTTTAGGAATAACCATATTAGAACGGTAGACTCTAATTCTATCTCCTATTCCAAGCATCATATCTTTAATATATGTAATGTTGTGAAGCGTTGCTCTTGTAGTAATTGCTCCATTTAAGTCAACTGGCTCGAAGATTGCCACAGGATTAACCAAACCCGTCTTTGAAGTATTCCATTCAATATCTGTAAGAACAGTTTCAAATAATTCATCTTCATACTTATAAGCCTTAGAATGTCTAAAATATTTATCCGTTCTTCCCATAGATTCAGCAATTTTATAATCATCAACTGCCATAACAGCTCCATCATAAGGTATATTATGAAAATCAGCTTCATATCTTAAATCTTCAAGCATTTTGGAGAGCTTTTCTTTGTCTGAAGAATTATTTGAATAACTCCACATTGGGACAATTTCAAATCCATTACTTTCTGCTCTTTTCAAATCAAAGAAAACTGACTTATGCTCAAATCCTTTGATAACTCTCCAAGCCACAAATCTCATATTTCTACTTGCAGCTTCTTTGCTATCAAGCAACTGTAATGAACCAGATACGAGATTCCTTGGATGTTTATACTTCTTATCTTCTGGAAGTTTATCATTAATTTCTCTGAAAGTGTCCCATCCGATAATTGTTTCTCCATCAATGATAAGTTCGTCTTTATATGGAATTTCCTTTGGTACATTCTTCATTGTCAAAACATTCTGAAGGCATTCTGTACCTGCTACTCCGTCACCTCTAGTTTCTGCACCAATTAATTCTCCATTAATATAATGAAGTGAGGTGGTTAAACCATCACACTTTACAGATAAAAAGCCATTTTTATCTCCAAGAAACTCAATTAATTCATCAACAGATTTTGTTTTATCAAGAGAAAGCATTAGATGATTATGCTTTACTTCTTTTAGTTCATCGGCAACTAGATAACCGACATTATGTGTTGGGCTATTTGATAATACAATACCAGTCTCTTCTTCCCATTGTCTGAGTTCTTCTATCTTTTTATCAAATTCATAATCACTCATAATAGGTTGTCCAGTATTGTAATAAGCCTCTGATGCTCTGTTGAGTTCTCTAACTCTGGCTGCAATATCAAACTTGTCCATTCGTTTCCTCCTTTTCTCCGCAAAATTCTTTTAAATATATAAGTAATTCTGACTCTTCTGGAAAGAAACCATCTATTTTCTTTTTATTCTGTAACCACGACAGGAAATTTAACCAGAATTGCCCTGCCCTCCAATCTGGCATGTAGGTTACTTGCAGTCGAGTCACTTCATTATAGAAATTAAATAATCTATTCGGATCTCTAATTGTTAATCACCTCTTTTATTTCTTTTTATATAATCTTTTGTATAATCTTTGACCACACCTATCGCAATATTTTTGATTTGGAACAGCATTATCAACCACATAATTACATACAGGGCAATATAATTTTTCATATCCAAGTAATTTTCTCATTGGTTTATTTTTCGTTTTTAATTTTTTATATTCCTTATATTCTTTTTCCGAAATAATATAAAAAGATGTCATAGTAATCACATCTCCCTCTCTGGCTTTCTTCCACATGATTTAGCTTCGGTACAATATCCAACCTCGTCACATTTTGCATGAAAAAGATTATCTACAATCCACTTCCATTCATCTGAATATCCTCTCAAAGCATTACAAATATCTCTAAAAAGCTCTCTGTATTCCCAATATGCTCTACTACACATACGTTGCCTACTCATATCAACAAGATTTCTAAGATTACGCTTGTCTACCATTTTTGATGAATATGCTAATGGTAACGCCATAGTTGCATCTTCTACTGGTACTCCATTGTCAATCATTGTTTTTATGGTTCGGTTGATAGTATCCATTAATGTCTTCCATACAGGATAATATCCGTTTTTATTAATAGAACTTGGAGTAGTATATGTAAAACCATCACCTTTTGAATAATCAATATATCTTGTACTTGCCTGTAATCTTGTTGGTGCTCCACCAATATGTGTATAATATTCTCTTAAAACTTTAGCGGAATATCCATCAATAATCATTTCTACATTGACATATTCCATAACACGTCCATGCCCTGATTTAATACAGTCTAATCCACGCTTAAAATTCTTTTCATTGTCAGAAACATTTGCTCCCCAACACACTCCTGCCCTTTGCCCCATTAATGTAATAGGATTCTTAGTTGTTTCTGATAAAATTGTAATTGTTCCCATAATATTATTTCTCCTTAAATGACCAGCAGTAATCAACGAATCTATTAAAATTCAACATTACCTGATCATGTATATCAATCTTAACTTCAGCTTCTTCTTTATTTCTACCAACCCAAGGTGATATAACTATTTCATATTCACATTTTGACCAAAACCAATACATGAGTTCTTTTCTTAGCTTTTCCTTGAATTCCATCTTATCAATTTTACTATGAATTAATTTCTGAACCTCTTCATTAAACCTATAATGTCTAAATATGTTGTATGTAATAATTTCATTTCTGTTGAAGTCATGAAAATATACATTCCATTCCATGTATTCACCTACTTCCTTAATAACTTCTTAGTATTATCCACTTTAACCAATTGGGCATACTGGAATTCATTATCAAATTGAAAATCATTTTACTCATACATAAGCTGATAAATATGCCTAAAATAAGTAAGATGATAATAATTATCAGTAATAATTTCTTATTCATTTTTACTTTCCTGATTATTTATTCTCTTTTTGTCTATGGAAATTTGAGCGAATTGCTCTAAGAAATGAAACAAATATTATATAGAAAACGTGGCAATTATCACCAATCTTCTGTAAGAATATCAATACATTTATCTTTATCTTGTGTTGTAAATCTTTTATAACCAAGTAAATTAAAATTGTCTCTATAAGAATCGCCATCTAATGATTCTATGGTATTATTTATCCAACTAAATACCCCACAGAATCCTACAATATCTTTAACTCCGTTTTTGTACGATAATATATGTGTTGAATGAAGTTGAACACAATCAAAATTTTCATTTTTAAATAACTCTTTAAATGATATAGGTTTGTCTAGCAATGTAAACTCATTATATCTGTCTGAATTTATAAACTTCTCTCAACAAACATTCTCTATATGAATAAATATCCTGTATAAAACTTTTAATGATGTTTTTTCTTGTTTCCGTTGTGGTTGGCGACATTCCATTTGTTTCCTTATATCTAAGGTATGAACTAATATTTTGTGGTCGCAAGTCACTAAAATCAGAAACTTCTATTCCAGAAATTGATTTCTTATTAATGATATTATTTTCAATCAACCACTGTAAAAAATCTTTAATTGCCACTAAATAATTTAACGCTCCACTTTTACTTTCCAATTCATTCAAGTAATCTCTTAAAAACTGTGGTGCATTCAACTCATTCAATTTTTTATCAAGTTTCTCCGCATTTTTATTCTGTACTTCTATCTTATAACACATATTCATCAACCTCTCTTTCCTACATACATATTCTCTGTTTGCCATTCAGGTAGTAGCTCATTATTCTCATCATAATACTTTGATTTAATTTTCTTTGCATATTCCATTTTTTCATCAAAATCATCGCACCACCTAACTTCAAGATTTTTAGTTCTCATTTGCAACTTTGTGCATAGGCAACACAAATTCTTTATATGATCCTTTTCTCTCATATTCGGTCTACGTATTTTATCACCAACTTGATTTTTGCTAAGACATCTTAAGCAGATAAACTCACTTGCTCTATTTGTATTGTCGTGTCGTTTACACATATTTATCACCTCATTTTTTTTGCAACAAAAAAGAAGCAGTTGATTTCTGCTTCTGATGTTTATTTCTATATTTAATTCATTTTTAATAAGAAAGCAATTTTTCTTTTGGTTTAGTTACCTTCTAACTAAATTACCAAATAAGTTCATTACCTGTTCTCTTGTATATATTTCTTTATTATAAGTGACTCTTGTATCAAAATGATACTCTTTTAATTTTGCTTCATCTAATTTCAATACACCATAAGCAATCATATCGTTTAATTCATCTATTTTGATAAAACACCCATTAGAATTGCTTTCAGATACATTAAAATCTGAAGGATACATTCTATCCATAATTATCACTCCTTAAAATTACAAAAAGAAATCGTCATTTACACGGGTTTATATTTTTGACGATTTACTTTCTGCCTTTCTTCAATAATAAGATTCAAAACAATTGTTAGTCTCCTCTTTTTATTTGAGGAATCAGCCTCTCCGTATATCTTAGTAAGTTTACCTTCATATTCTTGTTGTAAACTACATAATTCGCTTTCATATTCTATCAATTCTTTTAGTGTCATATTTGTCACTATATCACCTCTTCCAATTTTCCAACAAATTCTTAGTACCCATTACACATGCAATAATACTTAACATCAGGTTCTCCACTAACATGGCGATACCCCATTTCTTTTATTAGCCTTAAACCTGAATTATACTGCTTATCATTTGTATAGTTATCTTTTCTTGCCAATTCATTTATAATTGATTCCATTTGAATTCTCCATTATTTACAGTGAAATTTTACCACTTCTATAATCTTCTATTTTAGTAGTTCTTTGCGTTCCATCTTTTGTATTTTTTATCTGCCATAGCACATATACTTGCTAATGTGTCGGTTACTATACTCTGTAAACCTTCCATTTAGTCAACCAATGATAAAATATCATTTCTATCAAAGCCAATCAATTCATCAGATTCTATAATATCAGCCAATATATTAACAATTTCTTTTTGTGCTTCAGAATCCCATTCCATAAGTTCCTCTTTTATTATCTTTGCACCATTTGATTTTGCAATATAATAATCTTCCAGTGTAGCAAAGAAAAATTCATATTGACTATCAAATGGTGGCATTTTACTATTCTTCATATCGTTTAAATATTTTAATGTTTTTTTATTTTCCATCTACATTACCTCATTTCATCAATTCTTCAATTAAATCTAATACTTCACATACAAAATTTCTGCCCACATTGAGAACAATATGTATTTGTAGAATATACATTACTACCACAAATACTACACCGATGTACAATTTTTGATTTTCCCAATAAGCCAAATTCTCTTTCATTAGTTGTGGGGATTCTCTTTTGCTTTCTTACACATTCTTCTATAGTATCTATATTAGCCATTAAATCTTTAATATCACCAACAGTTATAACTCCATTTTCATTACTATATGCAATTTTAAATTGTTGTATGGAGATCAATGCCGCATTTATTTCTTCTTCATACATTTATATCACCTCAATCTCCTATTAGCCAATCTTTTCCATCACAAGATTTGTGTTCTTGGACAATTTCATCAGTTAATTTTATATTTTCAAAAAATCCACTACCAATTGCTGCACAACCATATGAACAATATTTATCTGTAAACCCAGTTCTTACAACAATAATTGAATTTTCAAGTAATGACTTGCCACATGTAGAACATTCCATATATCTTACCATTTATATCACCTCTTCCAATCTTCCCAATAAATCATTCTTTTGTTGTATATTTGCTATTTTTTAATATTCCTTCTATACTTCTTATCGCATCTTTTATACTCGTATAGTATCCATTTCTTACTAAACTTTTTGCAACTTTTTCTTTGTATTGTTGTATTTGTAAATCATTCATGTAATCACCTCCAAGGAAAGTTAAATTTACTTAGCTTTTACTCACAAAAATTTTTAGCCCATAAGATAGTTCCATCATTGTTGCAGGTTAATTCAATCCCATATTTTGTTTTAAACCACATGTCAAGCCATTCAAGGAAGTCTTTTGTAACATTAATAATGTAGCTACTAACACAATTCGTATTTGGCAATGCAATTTCCATCTGTGGAATACGTGAATATTCTGTTGCCCCCTCATATTCATATCTGAATGGGCAACCCTTAACCGCCAATTCGTTATTCAATTCCATTACCATTTCTCTTGTTATCTTCATACTATTACCTCCGTTCTTAAACCCATAGTAAACTTAGAGTTCATTCGCTTTTTTCAACTGCATAACTAACTCTAACTCTGCAATTTCAGTTTTCAGTTTCTTCATATATAATAATGCGTTAATGGCATTGTCTTCATAATTTGATTGTTCAATGTTTTTCATATCAATTCTGAAATATTCTTGTTGATTTTCCAAATCTCTCTTCTTTGCAGCTAATCGCTGTTCCAATACGTTATTCATATCATTCACTCCTCCTTTCCAAAAAAACTTGGATTCATCATAATCTAATATCTAATATTTGTTTCTTCGGTTATTTTTCTTACCAATTTATCCAGTTCATCATATTTTTCAAGCAAATATCTCAATTCTTCAATAGTAATATCTCTCCTTTTACTACTATCATTAATGTCATATACAAAGATACTTCCATCGCTGCAAGAACCAATACTTACCCCAAATGTTGTATCATGGTTTCTGTCTCTGAATTTCCGTTTTAAAATAGAATATTCATCATGTTCTAAAAAATATTTATGTTCTAAATTTTCACATTCCTTTAACTGACGATAGAATATTTCATCAATGTAATCTTCATATGTGTCATATCCACCTTTCCTATTAATACACTGAATACTTCTTCCACCCATAAATCGGACACTTCCATATTGATATGAATTGTCAATTAAGTTTCTTTCATCATTTCTTTTAATCCATGCCTTGATTGATACGGTCTTTACATCTCCCCAATTATCAGTCGGCATATCCTTTTTATCTTTTTCAAATTTCTTTGATAACGCCAAAATATAACTCAACTTGTTGTCTTACATTTTATCAACAAATGCAATTTTATCTTCTCTTGTTATATCAGATTCACAATTATATATTTTCTCTTTTCCGATTATTATACTGCTTTTCTGATTCAGCAATTTCATATCTTCTACATTCCACTCAAACATAATTCTACCTCCAATCTTCCAATGAATCTATTATTTATTGCTCCTTCCATTCTACACAATATCACCCAACAACTCAATTACTTCATCAAGTTTGTCACTCGCTTCTTCCATACTATCAATTGAATCTTCAGAACACATTCCTCTATAGCTGCTCTGTAATCCTTCTGGCATATTATCAAATGCGTCCTGTTCTTCACTTAATATAGAAGATAACTCACTTGAAACTTTCTTCAAATCGGTTTTAATCAAATCAATTTGAATTTTGACTTGCCTTATCTTTTCTCTTCTCTGTTTATTCATTATCTATCTCCATATAATGCATGTACAACATCATAATCGCTTGGAAGACAAGAATAAGTTGGCGGTACTGTGAACATTGAATAATATTCATCTTTCGTAATCTCTATCCCCATATCTCCCTTCGCCGTTACATTGTATTCATATTCTTTTGCATCAGGTTTAACATAGAATTTTCTGTAATGAGTTATACCATTCACCTTATAATCCATCATGCAAGCAATCACTTTACCTGTACTTAATTCTGTTGCTACCTCTCTTTTAAATCTAGGCTGATAAATATTCGCAATTAATACATTGTGATCCTTTGCCCATTGAATTTCCCTATCTTGGTAATCAGCTTTCAACTGTTCAGATGGACACACATAATCGGTATATACCTTTCCACTGTTTACTCCTGTTTCCGTCCTGTGATAGATTCCTTTATTGTCAGTATATCCACCGTTTCTAATTTTTTCTCCGTTAATGTAATCTCTCATGCTATTATCACAATAATGATGATTTCCATTACTGTCATAAGAACTTGTATATTTCTTCATTGCTGCATTATCATAAGCGTTCTTTGCAGCAGCTCCACCAAATAATCCTAAAGACATTAATAATCCTAACATACTTTCACACTCCTTACATATTCTTATATCTTTCTTCTCTCTTCTTGGCTTCTGACTTACTTAAAAATCTGTTTGGAATTGTGAATACAACAATCCAAGCTATAATTACACTAATTAACTCTATCATAATATTTACCTCCGTTTTTACCTTTCCACTGTTACTATATTAATTATATCATACCAACCTGAATCTTGCACTGTATATCCATGTATTGAAATGATGCATATAAACAAGTCTTAATCCATACTCAAATCCTTCAATGATATCTGAAGCATATAAAAACCCTTTAGAATATCCTTTATAGTTATTATTTGGTTCAATCGTAATATAATCACCTCTTTTATGTACTTCATGTCCTCTTTTAGACATTTCCTTTTTAAATTCTTTGTAATCAAACATATTCATCACAACCTTTCTTGATAAAAATAAAGAAGTGAATAACCATATTGTCATCCACTTCTTTATTCTCCACTATGTATCTATTAAAAAGAAAAATGTTTATTCCCATTCTCCATTTGTTTTAATGTTGTTAATCACAGGTATTGCTATTTCTTGCATTAGCTGTTTTAACTCATCCTGCGAAACTTTTCTTTCCTGTGCTTTGACAAGCTTTGCTGCCTCAGTAGGAACTTCACATTTATATTCCATTGAATATAATATTATTGCTTCATAAAATTTAGAAACATCTACTGTTTCCGTTGCAAATTGAATTTTATGCAACAATCCTGCTTTATTTGCCTGTTCTTCATTAAGCATATTTAATCCCTCCTTTCTATTATTATGTATTATTATATCACTATTGCTAATTCCTGCATAGTTTCTATTTTTTCTATAGCAATTTCCTTACCTTCTGCAATAGTCATACAAGAACATAATCTTGTCCATGCATTATAAGCCGTGTTGAACATCATTACATCATACTTCTGATTGAATGAATTAATTTCCATTCCAGCCGTATATCTATTCACTATACGTATTTTTATTCCATTTACTCTAAAATTTCTCATTACAATCACAACCTTTCACTGTAAATTATCCATTCCTTTCCATAAAAAATAAGAGACTGGATATTTTCAATCTCTTATATGTTCTCTAAATTATTCAATTATTATAATTTCTCATCTTCAATATCTTCTAAGCTGTCAATTCCTAACTCATCCATAATATCATCACAAAGACAACTTCCATCACATTCAGCTCCATCATATATAACAGTCATCTCTTCAATATTTAAAACATAACAGCTTTCTTTCTGTTGCTTAAATAACTTTAGTACCTGTCTTAGTAAATATTCTTTCCTATCCATAAATTTTACTTGCCTTTCTTCACTGTAAATTGCTATTTCTTATACCTCCAATATATTCCTTTAAATTTCTACGCATTTAACAGACCATTCAGGATGTCCATTTAATATACACTCAATCTGTTCGTCTCCTTGTAATTCATCACACCAAAACATTACATGTCCAAGTTCGTTTACTATTGCACTTCTATACATTTGCATTACCTCCTAAATACTCATCAATTTTTTCATATAATTCATCACAAAGATTTAATATCCCTGCTGTTCCATTTTCATTATCATCATCATAAATTTCCTCTGATGCCTGATAAGCTAAATCTGCTATTTTCTTTAATAGTTCTTTCATTTCGTTTGTTACCATAATTTGCCTCTCTTTCTAAATAAACAGTTCTTTCCTTTGGAATTAAAAAAGCAGATAACATTATCTGCTATCTGCTTAATTATTCTCTCTATTAAATTGTATTCATTAGTTAATTGGTATCTTCCTTATAGAACGGACAATTATCTTCTCCGTTTGTATAATACTTATCAGTTTCATCCTCTGTCATATTGTCATACTGATCACATTCAGAAGTGCCCGTTGAATTATCATACCAAAAATGTTTACAGCTATTACAATTTTTCATTATGTAACCTCCGTTCCAATTCCTCAATAACTTCTTTGAGTGAACTATATTCTCCATCACTTCCTTTAGATTGTACCATATTATCTATTGTCAGTAAATTATCTTCAATCGCATAATGAAGAAATTTTCCGTTAAGTAATACTTTACAAGGTTTCAATACATGTGCATATCCCTTAGAATTTATAAACCAATACAAATTATACTGTTCATTTTTATATACCTGATTCACATAATAACTTGTTATAGTTCCTTTTATTCTTTCCAAGGTTAATAACGCTGCACCTTTATATGGACATAACATTTACATCACCTCTTTTTACCAATCACAATCACTAGGACTAATTTTTTTAATTTTCTTTTCGATTACATTTATGTCTTCATGTAACTGTGAGATTCTATTACAGATTGAATTGTGACCACATTCTTTGTATGCATCTTTCAATTCTTCAACTCTCTGTAAAAATTCGTTTCTGAGTTCCTTTAATATATCAATTACAACTTTATCTTCCATATTAAATTGCCTCCTGTAATTTCATTGCTAGTATTTCTGTATTTGATACTTTATAATACTTGCTTTTTGCACCTTTTCTAAAAAATCCATAAGTTTTATAGTTATTAACTTCATCCACAACTTTGATTTTTCCTTCAATTCCACAATATGTTATAAATTTTCCTGTAAGCTTTTCACAGATTTCTTTCGCTTCTCTTTCTATTTTTTCTTTGTCTAAGACAGCATCATATTGTATACGGCAACCTATGTTTTCATATTTCATAGACTCAACAAGTGGAATAATTTCATTTAACAAAGCCATATTCTTTTCTACACTTCTATTCTTATTAAAATCAAGTTTGAAACAGTCCATATAATCTTTTCCATTCCATCCTTTGTTACTCCAAAAATATAAATCCCAATCACTTTTATAATGTTCCATCGTATCTGTTTCTTCTGAAACCTGGTGAATATCATATCTGTCTATAAACTGCTTCAGAATATCATTTAATGGTTTGGTAAAACCTTTTGCAACCTCTTCGCAGTGTCTACTCCATTGCTCACTTGTCATAGATTCTGCAATCTGTCTATTCTTTTCCTTCTGTTCTTCTGAATAATGTCTATCAAAATGAATAGAATGTATTGAAATCTTTCCGTAACCTTTTTCTATTAACAAATTTTCATTTGCATTTATATAATGATAATCATGTTTTATATACATATCAATCAACCTCGCTTTCTATGCTATCTTTTCCCATTCAATATGTGTATCTTTTCTATGTGCTTCCCTTGATACGACAAGAATTTCTCCCTTGTAATATCTAAACATAGTGTCATATAAATGTGGTCTTGATAAAATTTTCTGCCTTATTTTTTCAATTTCTCTTCCACCATGTTCAGCTTCATATTTTTCTAATGCCCATTCTAAATCCTCATAAAAATCTAACAATGCACATTCAACCGCTTTTCTGTGCCTGATTTCCTTAATTTCATTCATTCGCTTTTCAGCAGCCTCATAAGTCTCGAACACTTCATTTGGATATACATCATTATGACTTCCATAACACTGTGTCCATGCAGGATATTTTTTCACAAGTCTATATGTATTGTGATCAAATTCAGATTCAATAATTGGCTCTACATTTTCCATTTTTACAAGATAACTATTATCAAATAACCACTGAATATCTGAAGGATTTTTGAAGTATCTGCCTTTCATTGCAACATTGATTTTCTCTTTCTTTTCCAGATCCTCTGTGACTGTATATAAATCTGTGCTACAAGTCCATCCTTTAGGAACTTTCTTAAATTCCGTTTCTGACTGGAAATCATCAAATGGAACTCCGTTTATTAGTCTGATTTCTGGTGCTTTCAACCGTGATACTTTGTGAGTACACGTTGTTTTATACTCATATATTCCATATGATACATACATTCCAAACTGACTATCTTCAATGTAATAGCAAACCTGATTCTGTTTCATTTTGCTTACCTCCTACAATAATTCGTTTATATGTTTCTTTAACCATGCATATGCCTTTACCATTGAATCAAATGGTTCAATTCCAATCCACATCAGAACACCATCTCCTACAACTGCTGTTGTCTTTAAACAATACTCTTCTTTATTGATTTCCCATTTTCCATCATGTCGCTTTTCTACGACATATTTACCTATTCGTGGGGTAATTTTTCCAAAACAATTCCGTGTAATCATCTTTACATTCTCCTTTCTCTAAGCCTTTCAATTCATCATCAGAATATTTCGCCCATTTTCCTGTATGAACATCATTCATTTTTTCTTCAAAGGTTCTCTCTTTCATTCCATACATTTCTGTTGCAACTTTATACATGTCATAAACAAGATCCTTTTCTGTATCAATAATCATAAAATCTTTAGGATTTTTCAAATTATCCAACACATACTGCATGAAATCTCTGAATGTAATTAGTCTGTTTGTTGTACACCATACAAGAATTTTGTTTTTGTCTTTGGTGTCTCTTGTTACAAATTTCATCAACTGCATTTCGCATTCTCCTTTCCAATAAATAAGACAGACACATTTGTTTGCGTCTGCCTTATTATTCTCTGTATTACTCTGTTTTCTCTTCCTTTGGAGTAATTAAACTCATAAGATTTTCTTTAATGTAGCCACAAAAAGCATCAATACTTCCATTTCCAATTGTCCAACAACAATCTTCATCATAATTCCAATGAATAATTACTTCATGTCCTGCCGTGATATTAGGTAAGTCAACATCTGACTTGCTTGCATATGAACTCTTTGAAAGAGCTTTGAGATATACATATCTTCTGATATTCTCAATATCTCTTTCTGTTTCTGCATTGAAAATCTCTACCAGATATTCATCAGAACATTCATCATAAATATCATATTCAGAAGCTCCATTTTTCTTATTATCAAGTCTCTTTAACTCTTTACTAATTGCAAACAGTGCTGATCCCTCATATTTTTTGCACTCTTCTTCGCTTCTAAATACAGTTCCATCTTCTGCAATGTACTCTGTTCTTACTAACTTCTCAATTGTTTCTGTTTTTCTTACTTCATTTACTCTCATAGTTTTAATCTCCTTTTGTCTGTATTACTGTTCGTTATCTTCAAAATCAATATCATCAATCTCAAAATTATCCGAGTATGGAATATATTCTGCATTAGTAGCAACAGGAATTTCATCAATGTGTTCCTGTGCATATTTACAAGCAATTTTCAACTGTTCTTCCTCTGTTTTACCTTTTAATAATTCCATAGGAATATCAATTCCTGTGTCTCCTACATACGTGTAAGCCATACCAATGTGCAATCTTTTTGTTTTTCTTTGCATCTGCCATAAATATTCACCTTTTACCTTTCTTAGTCTTTAATTTCTACAATTCCATTATCTTCAAGAATTGTCTTTACTTTTTCAAATTGCATATCTCTATCTTCTGTAGTTTCAACTGCGTCTACAATAGATTCAATTAGCGACTCCATACTTTCACTGGTTAATCTAAATTCCATTTCAATCACACTCCTTCTAAGTAAATTACAATTTACTTTGATTACATTTCTTCATTATTATATGTATAATCAAAATCTCCATATCTTAATTCAGACTTAATACTATCTCTTGTTTCCGTTTTCCAATCCTGTCTAAACAACTTCGCTTGCTCTTTTGGAGTATTTTCTTTATCAACTAGCTTAAATTCTCCATCAACATAATCGTATCTTGTAGTAACAGGTTTATATTCCATGTTGCCTTCTTCAATCTCTTTCGAGATTTTCATCTTTAACTTCTGTTGAGATGTGCCAATGAATAAAAGTCTCATACTGGAATACTCTTTCCATTCATTGCAACTATGCAGATAATATATTCGTTTTGCCATATAATCACGCTCCTATCTACTAATTTTCATACCACTGAAATACACAATCATACATCATTCTGCCTGTTATCTGGTCTTTAAATGTAGGACAATGCCAAGCCATTCTATAATTATGTGCCTTACACCATTCTTCAATTACCTTTGTTGTAAGTGGTGTTACATATACATATAAATCAGATCCATATGAAGGATGATACATTTCTTCATTCGGATAACCTGCTTCAATCAGCATTTCCATTAATGTTTTCTGCATAACGCTTCACCTCACTTTTAATTTTAAATCTTGTATACTCTGAATAATTTTCATAAATCTCTTTACACCATTCCTCATCTTTAATCTGCTTTGCAAGTAGATCAAAATCAGGATTAAAATAATATGCCTTATGTCCCACTTCTGGCGATTTGTCTGTTCTGTCTTTCCATTTTGTGATAATTACCATCTCATATCTTTTATCTTTATCCCAAGACTGCCCAGCTAATTCTGCTGTATATAAATTATTCTGCATAATCAATCAAAACCTCCTTATGTTTTGGAATTTCAATTCCAGATTTTATTTCTTCTCTCGCAACAATATATGTTGGAGTTTTTCTATCAAGTGTATAATATTTTTCTCTTATTTTATTCTGTTCTGCGCTTGCCTCAAAGAAGTCTTTAGTTGGATCGTCCCAATACCAAACATAATATGTGTGTACAGTATGAGTAATTTCATCATATTTTCTTTTACATCTCATGATGTCACCATTCATCAGGAATGTATCTTCTTCTAATTTAAGACGATCAAATTCCGTTGGTGATACATGATGCTGTTTCTCTTTCCAAGTCCACACAATGAACTGATTCTGCCAATGTCCTTTGAAAATTTCTGCCCTATATGTTCTCAGATAAGCATATAAATCTGTTTTACTTTTCCATGCACAACCTTCTACAAAATATACATAAGGTGAATCATCTTTAGGGTTGAATGATATATACTGTTTATCAAAATCCTTTGTTGTGAACTTATATCCATTTTCACTTACAAAAGGATTTTTACTATCTACATATTCCCATAAACTTACTTCTGCTATAAAATCAATGGCACCATCTGCACAGCCTCCACAATTGCCCCAATCACAAAATCTCTTTTCAATTTTACCTATATATTTCAGTTCTCTTGTTGGTAAATGTGTCCATGCTCCCCCACTTGTATTACAACTAATTTGCCCTTCGTATTCATGGATAAAAGGTGTATATGGTCGTTCACATATATAAATTTCATTCGCATCTACTTTTTCAATATGAGCTGCTCCATAGTAATCTCCATATTCATTTGTATATCTAACGCAATCACCTACACTTGGAGTCTTTTCAGACCGTGTTTTTTCTATAAGTTCAACATACATATTTGCCTTATCTACATCGTAATTCATAAGTATATGAGAACCACAAAATCTTGCATTAATCTCTCTTAATGTATCTATTGTATATTTCATACTAATCAACCTGCCTTTCTAATTTCTCCAACTTCTTGTTACTGTGTCATATAAAGCTCCGTTTGCATCCTGGTATTCATCGTCTTCTGAATATGTGAATACATAACATTTATGACCGTTGATATTTTTTATTTTTCTTTCACCATATAAGATTGCATATCTTTCTCTGAAACTTGCACTATCACACATTTCTCTCATCTCTTCATCTCGCTTTGGATTTCCACAAGCTGCCTGAACACATCCATATAGCCAACCATTCAGGTAATCAATGTTGTAACAATACTGTCTCCATGAATCTGAATCATCAGTGAATACATAGAAACTTTCTCCGTCATCACCACGCTCAATCCGTGGCTTGCCAAAGTTTGCAATAAATGACATAAGGTTGTCTTTAATAATTTCCATTTCATTTTTTGTAAAATCGTACATAATTCGTTTCCTCACTTTCTTGTAATAAAATAGGCAGCTAGGTATTTATTCTCCTAACTGCCTTTGTGGTTACTTGTTATTCTGTTCTTCCTTTTTCTTTCCTCTTTCTCTAATATGCTCACACATTTCATCCGAAACGCCATGCTGTTTTAACTGTTTTGCAAAGCGTTCATAAAATGGTAAGTCTTTCCACCGTGGTTTATTTTTAGCCATTATTCTCATCCTTTCTATAATTTACACTCATTGGATGCCAACTCATATCCAATCCGAAATCATATTCCAGACATTCAACAATTTCATCCTCATTGAATGCTAGAGCTTTCATTTCTTTTATAATGATATTCTCAAAATCATCTTCATCTTCAATTAATCCACTGATATAATTGATAAGATATTTAATATCCTTGCCATGCCTTTTATAATCTCGTAACTGTTTTCGTGTATTTTCTGTTATCATTTTACTTCACCTACTTTCTACATTTCATTATAAGAGATATACCAATCTCCATTTGCGTTCATATAATAAAACCCGTTCTTGCAACATCTAAGTAATATTGCATGATATTTTTTACACCATTCATTAGCTATATTTTCCATATTTTTCTCCAATCTTATCAAGAAATCTTAGTTTCATCTGTGTTGTCTTAATGCTTCATCAAATGCTTTTATTGCCGACTCTAGGCAGTTAGCCCATACACAGATATTTTCACATGTGATTCTTACACAATCAAAATCTTCATTAATCTGTTCTTTTGGAACTAAATCAATTTTTATTTCCTTTTCCATATTTTCTCCAATCTGCCTTTGAAATGCGAATTTTATGAATAATTAAATCCATATTTTTCAATCTGCTCTGCCTTTGCATAGTTATAAATATCTGATACATCATCAATCGAAACTTTATTTAATTCACACTGCTTCTTCTGTTTCTCAAATATTCCCCACACAGAAGCAAATCTTTGCGGTTGTATATGTTTCATATATCTTCGCATCAATTTACAAGTATCTTCAAAATCTGCCTTGTAATCTCTCATTTTCTCTTACCTCCAATCCAAGGAAACACGCATTTACATATATTCCTCATCAGTTGTATGTTCACAACCATAATCCTGCATAAGCCATCTTCTATCTGACAATTCACTTTCTTTGCACTTACAATAAACATAACCTTCATTATCTGGATCAGTTCTGTAATCACAATTAATGCAAGCACCACTATAATCTTTATTCTCTGTCATATCTATTTGCCTACCTTTCACTATGAATTATCCATTTCTAATTAATCATTACTCCATTCACCATTTAACACTTTATTTATTTTTACTTTGTTTATATCCTGGTTGTTAAGGGTGATAGATGAAATACCTTTAAATTTCTCAATTAATTCTTCTCTTGGCATATCCCAATTAAACACTCTTAAATATGTCATTACATCTTCTTTTTCACATATTCTCCGCTCGTGAAATCATCATATTTCATTTTATTTTCCTCAATCTTTTCTATGTTTTTACACATACTCATTGTCATACCAAACAACTCCTTTCGCATCTTCATATAATCTGGCAATTTGTATACAGTCTGAATTTCCATAACCTTTATTAAGTTCCTTACAAAACTCTTCATAAGATAACTCCGTTCTACAGTTATCATCAAAACCACTCTCAAACTCACAATAATCTTTATAGGCTTCTTTTCTGTTTCCTATTTTGATAAATGTTGACATATCCATGTTTTCATTTATCTTATTAATAACAATCGAAGTTTCAATAACCTGTGCAAAATTATCTTTTATGAACTGCCTTATATATTCTATTTCCTTATCATTTTTATATCTTGTGTCGTATCTAATATCATATGAATTAGTGTTTGAATATCCCTTCTCTTTTTCAGCAACATTGAATTTCATTACCTTGCCATTTCCATACTGAAAATACTTGCTTTCACTTATTTCCACTGTTCCTAACATAGTATATTTTTCATCATTGCAATCTTTTCCGCTAAATTCTAAATTATATTTCATAATCATTCTCCTTCATTCTTTCTCACTTTCTACACTGTTTGCACCATCAGAGAACCCATCATCATATCCTTTGTTGTACATTGGGTTCTCAAACTTTGTGTTTGCTATTGGACTATCTTCTTCAATACCGAACCACTCTTTCTCTTTATCTGTCATCTCACAACAATTTTCGAAAAATTCAAACGCACTTTCTCTATCATCGGAAATAAGCCCATCTTTAAAGAGTGTCGCAAGTTCTTCCAATCTACAACGTGGAATATAATCTGCGTTTACCTTTTCAAATAGCTTTTCAGTTGCTTCATTAAGCGCAACTAATTTCTCTTTGTCGTTTGAAAACATGTAATATATTCCGTGTTCCCACTGTCTACCCCATCTTTCTAAAGCGGAGTATCCGCAGGCTACAATATAATTATTATCTGTTTCAATAAGAGAGAACTTTTTACCTTTTGCGTTTGATACCACTAATATTTCTCTATGATTTTCTTCCATATCACACCTCCAAGTTATATTCTTTAATCAATCTCTGCCTTACCATATCATTCAAATCCTTATTGACAGGCATTATCCTATGCGTTGTTCGATTAATATATACAAAATGACTTCCCTTACATCTTGTCGGTGTATATCCGTTCTTCCGTAATATCACATCAAAGTCACGCATTCGCTTTGACTTTCTAAAATTGTGCATAAATCTCACTCCTTTCTGTTACCCGTATAGCCTGATAGTACAGCTTTATATGTATATGTTCTCTTATTCGCAAATTGCTTTCGCTAAAATATCATACATTTCAGCATTACTCTTAACAGGTGCAATCTTATTTTCAAAATATGAAGCTCCCTTACAATTCATAAGAAGTTCATCATCAACCATATTTTCCCCATAATTTGCATATAGTTTCTTAAATACCTGGAACATTCTAAGTGCAAATGGCGACTTTTCACTTCCTGTCCAATTAAGCAACTTGATAATTCTGATAATATTTTCAAGTGTTTCAGTATCATTCTTAACCATTCTTAATAATGTTCTTGACGGTGCTACTTTTCCTATTGGATTATCAAGTTTATTATCATCTGTAACAATCTGGATATTGTAGTTTTCAAATAAATTCTTAAAGTCAATATATTCTCTTATATTTGCCTTTACACCTGCTCTATATGTATCTGCTATACTCATTGCCTTTCGTGCTGATTGCTGACCTAAGAATGTCAAGATTGCCTCATGTTCATTACAATTAAGCACTTCAACAAGCATTTTTATTTCTCCGTTTATAATAAATGCAACAATTCTATGCGCACCGTCAGCTACAAACAGTTTTCCATTTATTACATACACCTTAACAGGATCATATTTGTCTTCATTGAAATCCTGTGCTATTTCCTGCACCTTTGCCATATCCGTATCTCTCTGCCAATCTGGTATATGTATGAATGTTGGATTAATAAGAATATATCGCTTTGAGGCAATGCTAAATGAGTTCTTTAAGGCACAATCAACTTCTTTCATTTCCATACTTTCTCCTGCATTTGAGTGAGCCTGTATAAACTCTTCTGTATTCCGTGGAGTTGAATAACGAATAAAGCCCTTCTTCTTTCTTATTTTTTCAGTTAATTTACCTTCACCTGATGTAAAGTTGTATCCAACATCTGCAATTTTAATTTCATCTTTGTTTATCTTTAAAAGTAAACATATTTTGTCTACTGTTGCATCAGATGGATTATTAATTTCGCTTTCGTACTTAGATATTGTTGAGTACGAAACACCGCAATTTTTAGCAACATCCTGTAATGTTAAGCCTTCTCTTTCTCTAATTTCCTTTAACTTTCTTCCATTAATTTTGCACATAATTAACTACCTCTTTTCTTTTAATATTTTTGATATGTATTTTGTGTAAAAAAAATAACGGCTTGCTTTCGCTTGCCGTTTAGTTACTAAACTTTTCAAGCCATTCATCTGTTTCCAGATAATCTTGATAGTCCATATCAATCAAACCTAATTCATCTGCCATTTGATATAGCCACTCTTTGCATTCTTCACTTCCATCTTCTGCAAGTAATTTACAAAGTTCCTGAATAACAGGCATTACTTTTTCTTTTGCCTTAGACACTTCAAATTCCACAAGATAATCATAGGCACAGCAAGCTATTTCCTTTGGTGTGAAGTTACCTTTCCAATTTACATTTCCATATTCTGCAATATCATAAAAATCTCCGTATGTCATTATATCTCACCCCTTTCTTTTAGATAATTTAGATAATCTTCTTCGCTTTCAAACTGCCAATATGCGTTTGCACTTGGCACAAATCCCATATAAGCACTCCATGTATAATATCCGTTAGGCTTCATGCAAATATCCTCCTTGCAAAATTCTTTACCTTATCAATGATTGTTGGCTCGATTACCTTCTGCCATCTCTTTTGCCTTTCTGAAAAATACAAGCTGTTTTCTACGTTGATATAATCCATCATCTGTAATGGTGTTAATGAGTTATATGGAGTTGATAGAGTGCTGTCTATTATTTCAGCTCCGTTTGCTATCTTGATAATTCTAAAATTAAATGCTTCCATTTTTCTTATACCTCCTGTGCTAATCTTGCATCACGCATAATCCGTGAGATTTCATTTTCCGTTTTTGCATTATGAATCTGTACTATTACTTCATCCGAATAACACAAATCTCTTGCTGTTGTAATTGCTGTTCTCTTGTAGTTGTACATTTCTCTTGACATATTAATATTCTCCCTTCTTTATCTTACAAAACCTGAATATTGAGCTTTGATGATTGTGTCGTCATAGATGATATTCGTATAATTATCATGCATTATTAATGAGCAGATATCTCCCTTGATCCAATCTTCTGTTTTATCTGTAAATGTCCAAAGGTTTCCGTTGAAATCCTTGGTTGTTATTTCGTTTCCGTTTACACACTCAACCACTGTTGACAGTGGGTATGTGTGTTGATTGTAAGTTGCCTTTTGAACTGCTCTACCTATAAATAAGGCAGAAATTGAGAGTGTGACTGTTAAGGCTGCCATGAGCAGTTTTCGCTTTTCATGGCGTGTAAATTTGATTTCTTTTCGCATTGCTTTAGTTTCCTTTCTTATGATATTCTTTTTAGGTATAAAAATAGCACCCTTTGCGTTTGGGTGCTTTTGGTTTGGGTGGTTATTATATTTGACGCAGTTTGAGTGTTATTTATCAACTGTAATAGATATACCTGACTTATCTATTACAAGCTTACATTTTCCCTCATTAAAATATTTCATAAGGGCTTCAAGAACAGTATTTGCCTTCATGCCATACTCTTCACAAGTTGCCTGGAATTGTTTTAAAATCTCTTCATCGTAGGTTGTACCCCATTGTTTTTTTGCCATTTTACATTGTCACCTCCTAGTTGTTTCATCAATTATAGTATGGCATTAACTTGTTGTCAACTATTATGTGCAAATAATACACACTATAAAAGAGCAGACTTTTTGGGTTGTCTGCCCTTCTAACTATGCACTATTCTTTTATTGTATCAAGTTCCGTTACATTCACACCCAAAGCGGATAGAATAACTTTTAAATCTCTATAACGCACCTTCATTGACTTATATAAAGGCGTTTCCTTTTCTGTCATTCCCATCCATTCCTGCAAGCGTGAAAATTCTTCTACACAAATTTTAATTGTTTCCTGGTTATTCATTTCTTCCATCCTTCCACCGCCTTTCTAGTTATAGTATAGCGGATTTATTGCGTGTTTACAAGTTGCTTATTTAACATACATTTCACAGAATACAGCCATAAAAAGCTTGTTAAACTGTGCTTTGCTGATAGCTGTTACAAGTGTATTGTCATTGACAATCTTCTTACTCTGAGCATATCTTGCACCAAACATATCTGACATATTCTCAGCAAGTTTGCTAATCTGAGCCTGAGAACAATTTTCAATACCAAGATTTACAAGAAACTGCTTGATTGCTTCTAAAAAGTCACCACGCTTATGCTCATTAATCTTTTTAGTATAGGCTTCATGCATACCATCGGGAATAAAAATATAAGTCTCTTTCATAGACTTTGTGAGTGGTTCAACAATGGCTTTATGTGCAGTTTCAGCCTGGCGAATTTTATTATCTACTTCTATCCGTGGAAACTTAGCAACTACTTCATCAACATTCATGCCATTATCAATATCATTCTGACGGTTTGCAAGAATAGACTCTAACTGTGCTTTGAGAGGCTTTATCTCTGCTTTAAAGCGCAGATCTTCTACTGCTATTGCAAGTGCTGATTCCTTAAAAGATTTTAATTGTGTTGTTGCTTCCTTACTCATTTTTGAGAAATTAATCTGATTCTTTGCCATAATATACCTCTTTCTACTATTTTACGCATAGTTGCAAAATGATTTTATTATTATAGTTTGAGCGTAAAAAATTTTATTACGCAATCCACTTGTGGGAATTGAACCCACTTCTAAAAGGTTTAATCCTACCGTTAAAGCGTGAAACTACCTGCTAGTAAGTGGAATAATCACTACACTTATTTATTTTATCCTTGCCCCGTGGCTGACAGTCTAAGAAATAATCAGTTAAACACCTATAACTTTTTATACTCGCAGAATGCAAGCAAATTATTCTCATATCTTCAAAGTGTGCTTTATGAAATACACTTCAATCGTTTAATCTTTATGCACTTATTACCCTACACCCTGCTATATATTCACTTATTACCGCAAGCGGTAGCCCTCAAGTGGGTAGACTGGTAGCCCTCAAATTTTTATTGATTGAGCTTGTATTTATTTATCAATGTGCAAATCTACAAAGTGCGTAGGTTACAATAACCCACTATGCCGTCAAACAATCGTTATGTAGATGTAAAAATTGTGTGGACTTTTTTACTGAATCGTGATAGAATAAAGAATGTGAACGGCTTTATTCTTAAAGTCCTTATGTGGTGTAAGTCCTGCAAGACTTATACCACTTTTTAATATTAACTTGTTATCAGGTTATCGCCTTCTTTCTTGTTTCGTTGTGATTATGTTATCACATTGTTAGTTACTTGTCAACAACTTTTTGATAGAAAGTTAAAACATTGTTTACAATCTCGTTTGTTATCTTGTAATAACTTGTTGTTATCTTGTTGTTGACATTATAATATCAAATTGACTTGTTGTTGTCAACAAGTTTTTTAAATATTTTTGAATATTTTTAATTGTTACAAAAGTATTACAAATTGTTAAGTAATTGTTACAATATGTTACAAATTTTTATATTACATCTTTATTACAAAATGTTACAGAATTGTTACAAATTAATTTGATAATATTATCAGTTTTTTAAACGATATCAAAATGATATCGCATAGCACATCAAACCATATGACATAGTTTTAAAAACCACATCTGTTCTGCTCAAAAGTGCCAGTAAAAAGAATGGTTAATATATATCTATTAGCCATTGTTTTTATATGTGGGGGTACTTAAAACTAAAATAATAGTCACATTTTGACAGCATCCGCATAGCTGGTTATTCCACACACCAACTCAAAAATCTAACCCCTCCCCAATATTCAAAATCCCCAATAAAATCAAGCAAAATCCCAAATCCATTCCACCAAACCCCATATCGTACCCCATATCGCTCAAACCCACTAACCAAGCCATTTCTAATCATTTTTAATCCCATTTTTAAAAATTTTCAAAATCTAAAATATAACCCCAATATTTAAAAAACATATATCTATCAATGTTTAAGTCGATATCAATTTTTCCTTTAACACATCACAAAAATGCTTTGTTCAATAATTAGTGTTCAATAATTCAAAAATAGGGGAATAAATATAAGTAAATTCACAAAAATATCATCCAAAAGGAGCATAATAATGCAAAAAACTATAGATTCAATAAATATAATGAATTCTCTTTTAATTAATGATACAATTGATATTGACAATATAGATTTATTGATTAAGCAAATTAAAGAGGAAATATCTATGAAAGATAAAAATAAATGGGAAGTACCTAAATATACCAAATCTGAGATTAACAAAGCAGGTAAAATCATAGCCGATCCATTTTCTACTCCTAAAGAAAGAGAAGAAGCTTTGGTAATATTAAATAATTGGAGAGCTGCACACGCTTATCCATTACAAGTCATTTGTAGTAATCTTCGTCAAAAGAATCCAAATGCCATTGTTGTTCAAAGATTAAAACGACTTGAATCCATAACTGGTAAAATTCAAAGATTTCCTGAGATGCAATTATATAAAATGCAAGATTTAGGTGGATGTCGAGTAATTGTTGACACTATAGAACAAGTTTATAACGCAATAGATAGATATAAATTTTCTCGAATAAGACATATACTTAAACGTGAATATGATTATATTGCCAATCCTAAAGAATCAGGTTATAGATCTTATCATATGGTATATCAATTTCATAGTGAATCTAAAGACACTTACAATAAAAATATGTTCATAGAAATTCAATTTCGTACAAAATTACAACACATGTGGGCAACTGCTGTTGAAATGATGGGGATATATACAAAAAGCAATCTTAAATCCAGTCAAGGAGATTATGACATATTAAGATTCTTTACACTTGTATCCTCTTTGTTTGCCATAGAAGAGAAAATGCCTATATGTCCCAATACGTCTAAATGGGCTGATGAATTAATATCAGAAATTAAGTATCTTGATAAGAAAAATAATATAATATCTACTCTTAGTGGATTAAATGTGTCCATTAATCATGCGAGTAATAAATATAACCAGAAAGATAAAAATTTATATTATATAATATTACTCAATTATGACAAAATGACTGTTACTGTAAAACCGTTTAAATCCTCAAATCTCGAAACAGCGACAAAATTATATGGAAAAATTGAACAAGGTTCAAATATTAATGTTGTATTAGTATCAGCATCTTCATTCGAAACATTAAAATTGGCATATCCTAATTATTTTGCGGATATCTCATATTTTGTAACAAAACTAAGACGTGTAATAGAAAATTATGACTCTATTAAAAATCAACATAAATAACTTTATCTATAAAAAGACAACTTAATGTGGTTGTCTTTTTTATTTTCAAAAAAATATCACAACCATTCCACACAGAGATGAGTATATAAACCACGCCAGAATCCCCAAATCCAATACAATCCATCAAAAAATCCTACTATAACAATGCCAAAAATTCCATTTCTCATCTAAACCCTCTATTACACTCATACACAGTCTTTTCATTCCACCCTACCAATAACACCTAAAATCATTTTTACTTACCTAAATACTCAAAATACAAGGTTGATTTTTACATCACTCAAAATTGCATTAACTATCTATATACATTCATACACATTTACTATAAATAATATTATCAATTCTCACATCTATATAAAAATCCACTCTCACAGCTCAAATTTCAATTTTTATCTTCTACCCTAACAACTAGCCACCTGACATATAAAAATCCAAAATAGACTCAAAATCATACATTTTTCTCCTTATATTCCATGTAAAGAATTTTATCTCAGAACAAATTTAAAAAAGAGAATATAAAATTATATAAATCACATTTCTAAGGAGGGTTTACAAATGAATACATATTTAATACCAACAACAGCAGCATATTGTTATGAACCTTATGATTACATTTATTTTGTTTATGCTGATACACCACAAGAAGCTTATATAAAAGCATGTACGAAATTACAAGGAGAATATATACCACTTGAATCACAAGAATATGAATCATATCCATTTAAATTGTACAAGCCAGATGATACAGATATTTTCCCATTCCATGAATCAAGAAAATATGATATACTTGCAGAAGCATTTAAAAATACAGAAGGAGCAGAATATATGGCGTATTTCAATGTAAACTGGAATGATTATATAGAAGATATAATTAAAATAGCAGATAAAGAAAATTGGTCTAATGATACATACCCTAATAATAAAATTCTTACAAATTATATGGTTCACACATATAAAAAATTATCTTCTGAAAAGAACGTAATTATTAATAATGAATATGCACTATTTAACACAGGACTTTTTACCGAATTCTATCAACCAATATACGCATATCAAGATAAAAGCAAAAATGGATTAAAGTTTCTTACATCATATGATTTAGGAAATATGAATATTTCTGATCGCCCACCAAGAGCAAATTATTTTGATGATCCATCTCTCTTATTATTTGATTGGCACTACGAAATAAACATTAATTATAAACATATATTGAAAGATATTAATAATATTGAAAGAATTCCCGAAAAGCTTAAAGATAGCAAAAATATTCTTAACAATCTCAATGGTTCAATAGAAACTATGAAGAAGCGAGTATCAGCTAATTATAAATTGGCAATACCACAATATTATGAAAATAAGATTCAGTTATTACTTCCATTATGCTTAGAGGATGATACTACTCCATCATTAGCTTTAACTGTAACTAAAGTAGGAAATTATTATCAAGGTCACACATGTTTAACACTTGATATGGCATATAATAATGCTCGTCTTATTGCAAAACCAGAATCTAACTGGTTATCAATATAAATCAAATAAATATAAAAAATTAACAGGCGGCAATTAAGCTGTCTGTTTTTTTATTACATAAATTTATATTATTCTTCACTATTCTATTTAATAATTCTTAAAACTTAAATCTCTTTAAGAGAACAATCTATTGTAAATAATCATTACACCACTCTTACCAAATAAAAAAATAAATTTAAAGGAGGATTCTATATGGGTAACTTAAAACTAATTACAACAGAAACATTTAATAACTTATCATGTAACTTTTATAGAAATATATTTGATGAATTAGCATAATCACTTCTCAATCTATTTAGGGACAAAATCACACCTCACAGAAAAAATTAGCCACTTTTTTCTCATACCCTTATAAGTTATCACCTAAGACATAAAAATTGAAAATTACTCTCAAAAACTCATTTTTAACCCACAGATAGGGGTATGAGAAAACTATATACAAGCTCAAAAAGATAGTATGTGCGTAAGCACAAGATGTAGCCCTTTGATAAGGGCGGTCTTTTCGCAGCGTTAGCAAGAAAAGAACATCTTTGGGATAGACAATTGAAGAGAGAATAATATATCAAAGGAGTAATCTATGATACAAGAATATGAAATACCCAAATATAAAAAACCTAAGAAAAGCAATATCTCAAAAAGCAATTATAAGTCCAAACACAAACATCAATATAAAGAATGTTTAATTCAATATTCGATTGTATTTGCAGGGAAAACATTCATAAACACAAAGTTATATGGATATTGTTTCATCTGTGGAAAAATAGGTTCAGTTAAGAATGGAAAATATAAAGCTGAATTAGAGCAATTAGAAAAATCAAGACAAGGTAACAATAGTTTTCTTATTGCTATATCAGGCGAAGAAATATATGAAAGATATCATAATAAGTTGCCTATATTTTATATTGAAGATCCATTTGCTAATTATGTTGTTTTAGAAAGAGAGAATAATACAGAGAATAATTCAAAAGGAGAATGATATTATGAAGAAACCAATTTTATTTAAGAGAACAAGAGAATCCGTTGCTAAGAAATTATCTAATCATATTTATATAGATATCATTAATAGCCATGACACAAAATTAATAATAAATAATTTTACATTATTAGAACTTATTTATATTGAACGAATATTAAAGAAAATAGATTCCATGTCAGAAGAAGAGATTCAAGAATTAATAAATAGAGAATGATCTTACAAATTTACATCATACATGTACCCAAATGAAAACATTAATTCAAAACACCATGTACCTAAATCAACCAATAACAATCAAACAAAAAAATAAAGAGCTTGTATGAAGCGTAAGCGAAATACAAGTGTAATATTCTTCTCTTGATAATATGAGTCTATATAGATATTGACCTACACAAATCCACACCTGACATGTACCCAAATGAAGAAATTTTTTATTTTTGGGTACGTCATACATGTACCCAAATAAATTTTTGACAATTTTATAAATGTAAAAGTTCACGACTTTTAAAAGTCAAGATGGAGAATATTATTTAAGAATAGAAAGAAGGTGAAAACAATAATTTGAATTATGTAAAAATTCCACGAGAAATCATCTATAATAAAGATCTCTCATCTAAGCGTGTAATAATCTTCTCATATCTTTGTGTAAGGCGTTCACTTGATGACACAGTGGCATTTTCTACAACAGAACTTTGCCATTGGTCTAAATTGAAACCTAATTACAGAGATGGAAAGATAAATCAGAAATATTATGAAGTTCTATTACTTCTCTCTCATTATGGATACTTTGAATCGTGTCCAGATTTCGAGAAGTGTCTAAAAGAAAACACCAATTCGGTGAAATATCAGCAAGTACAACTAAATATTGAAAAATTCGATGTGCCTGATAATTTTGGAATCATCTATTTTGATGAATTGGACAAAATATTGAATTTTAAGGAAGAGTTAAAAGGTAAAGATAAAGATATAGACCTTACAAGAATGTCATCTGCTTATATTTTACTCTTACTCTCCTATATTCGTGTCAATTTGAATCGTATAGAAGATAAACCCCTCTGTTGCTATCGGTATTTCAAAACGATTTCAGAAGATATTGGACTTTCTGAGAGATATATAGGACGCATAGTTGATATTTTGGAAGAATTAAAAATTATAAAATGTCAACCTATGAAGAGAGAAAAATATATTAAAGATGGGAAAGAAAAATATTTAACTACTCCAAAGGTATTTGTTGATTATAGACATTTTATAAATGATGAGCATGGTCAAAGAATTGATAATAAATATGATCCATGTGAGGAAATCAAAAAACAAATAGAGCTTTTGGAGAACAATAAGTTAAGAACATAAAGAGATATTATCCCCTACGACAATATCTCTTTACCATAAATTTGCGCAATGAGTGTTACACTAAACACTCTAATTTGCAGTGAGGCTTCTAATTCACTGGTGAATTATTATTAAAAAAGTTACTATAAGAAATGAATACAATAGTAATTCTCGTACCTACTATATCCTATTTCTTATATGATATGCCATTTTTCGTGATGGCGACACGTTCTTTTCCTGAAGTTACAAGTAGCTTCAATTCTTTATACTGTGTAAAACACTTGACACAATATTTAACAAGATTCAAAACTGCGATTATAACAGCTGGTGTAAGAATAATGATTAGCAATATCTATGATCCTCCTTTCATAATAAGACACTATTAAAATAGGAAAGATTATAGATTTCACTATTTTTAATGTGCATAATCACACCTCCGTACCTGATATAAGAATCAGTCGTGACTTTAGTTAATGAGTTACAAGTGTATATACACATCTTAATGATTATACCATATCAGTGAATTAGAACAAACCCTCACATTTTAATTTTTAAATAAAACCCTTTTGCAATAAGGGAATATATAAAAGTAACACATAAACCGTATCACACTATATAAAGGAGCGATGATATGAACAAAAAATTATATTTAACAAGGAGAACAAATATTTATGACAAAGGAAACAGAAAATCATGTAGCAAGAAGAACAATGGAACTTAAGAGAAAGAACAAGCTTGTATGCTATCCCAAGTTATCAGAAGCGGATTTCGGTGGTTGCGATTTAAATATTGCCAGTCGTATAGCTGCGGATTTTAAGTTTGATGAAACCAAAAAGAGAGAATGTACAACTAGAGATTATAACAAAAAGCTTAAGGCTTGTGAAGAAAGACAAAATTTAAAGGAGGAAGCGGTACATGCTTAGATACGAAATTATTGCTAATGTTGGTATTAGCGTAAACTTACATAATAATTACACAGTGGTTGCTTTAGCAAAGTGGAATAAAGAGAAAGAATCTTACTTAGCCACTTTTTATATTAAACAGACAGATATTGACCATTTAGATCTTATGGATGACCAGATTGAAATAGAGTTTTCTTCTGAGATAAAAACAATCAAGAATGATTTAGTGAAGTATATTGAAATGCTTATAGAAAGAGGAATTATTCAGAGATATATAGACAGATACAAATATGAGCTTGATTGTATTGATAGAGGAACTGCTATGTTTGAGTTAGAGAGAAATGTTAAGTAAATCAGATTATAGATATTTTAAAAAAGCTAAAATGGCTGCTACCATATCGGATTATAAAAAAACACATATAGGGTGTATAGCCGTTTACCAAGGAGATGTAATAGGAATTGGTTGTAATACAATTAAAACGCATCCTATTCAAAAATATTATAACAGATATAGAAATTCATGGAATAAGAATGGTATTAAACCGACTTTACATGCTGAAATCAATTGTCTTAATTCTATCCGTCATCTGGATATAAATTTCCAAAAAGTAAAATTATATATTTTTAGAACGAGACTAGACAGAGAGTTTGGCATGTGTCGTCCATGTCCAAGTTGTATGGCAGCTATAAAAGATTTAGGGATAAAACATATTTACTATACAAGCAATGACGGATATTCCTATGAGTGTATAAAAAATTAAAAAGAAAGGTTATTTGTATGTGCAACATTTGTGGCAATAATCCTTGTCTTACAAGATGTCCAAACTTTCATCAGAAATATAATTACTTATGCTGCTATTGTGGTGGGGGTATTTTAAGGGGGCAAGATTATCTGAGAAATTCAGAAGGACAATATATACATAGAGACTGTATTCCATGTACTGATTATCTTATAGATTGGTTGGGATATCGTGTCGAAACAATGGACGAGGAGGATTATAAAGATGAGAATTATTGATAGACTGAGAATATTTTTTGATATTGATTACAGTTCAAATAAGGAATATTGGATTCCAATAGATGAAATTAAAATTAAGGAAGAATTTCTTTCTCATTCACCCAATTATTATAAATACAAGAAAAAAGAAAAGACATTTATTAAGTATGGTGAACTTGGGAAGATTGTAGTTGACAGAAATTATGAATTGATAGACGGATATTGTTCATATCTTATTTGCATGAAATATGACATAGGTAAGGTTCCTGTGTGGTTTGAATAATTGTAAATAGAAATTTCATTTGGAGAATATATAAGTGTAAATAAAAAAGGAGGATTCAAAGTGTATTGTTTTCAAAAGAAAGATGGAACAGTAAAGAAATATTACAAAGAAGCCATCGACTACATTCTGACTGCGACAGTTCAAAAACATGAAATAATGGTTGGAAGATCTGATGAAGTTGGAAAAATATATGAATGCTATACAACTAAAAGGGAAAGATTTTTAGAACCCAAACGAAATATAATTCAATCTAAAATCATTGACATATGTGCTGAATTTGGTTGTTATACAAATCCGTGGTATAGCGGTTATCAAGAAATTTCACTTGAATTGCATGGAGATAATGTGGAATTTATGCTAAATGAACTTAGAAAATATTAATAATAAACAAAAGGAGGGTTTATGGCTGGTATTAGCGTACCTCAATATGAGATTTTTAAAATTGGAACAAATAAACTAAAGTATTCTAATTGGGATTTACAGATTACCAAAGAAGATGCTTTCAAATATCAGGAACTCATATCACTGTTTGAAGCTCAAGAGTTCCGCATAATGGCAAATAAGATTTTAGAAAAACCTATTTGGAGTATTGATTTTTCAAAGATATTTATGCAGGTAGTTGTTGATAAAAAATCTGATTTTGCAAGAGCGACTGGTAAAAAAGGTGTTACCATAAATGGTGTTAATTATAAACGCTTCGTTGGAACTACTGGTGGATTAAAAAACAACACTCTTCTTTTCTGTAATTCACAATACATCGACAAATTAAATGAATTATGTGAATGTAAGAGAAATCCAGATACTAAATTAGTTCCTGCAAAATACGAAGCTTACAAAGCATTAACATGTTCTGCATCACAACCGATTTGTGATCCACATGGAATTTTGGTTGTAAAAGATTGTATTACACAATATTTTGCAGATGTTATATCACTCGATGATGGTGGCGATTCAAAAGAACCGACAAGAGAAATTATTAAAGATAAAGCTCTTGAAAACAATGTATCTGACGGTTTTAATCTTTGTACTATACAATATATGCAGCGAGTAGCTGAATCTTTAGGTCTTGATTATATTCCTGGTGGTGTGTGCTTGAGAAACGCATGGTTCAAAGGAATGCTCTATCCGTTCCCTATTTATGAATTTATTGAAAAATACAATAATGGTAATTATATGATTGAAGATATTTGGGGAAATATACAAGATATTCGTCAATGTGAAATGATTGTCACAGAGTCTTCTCTTAAATTATGGGGAGCGTATGATAATATTGAGCAATATGTGAATGCGTATAAGGAATGTGGATACGGATTTTCTGTAACAAAAATTTCACCACATATTCTTGAAGAACAGAGAGAATTGAATTACCAATATCTTCAGTCTTATGAATTTACAGACGAAGATGTTGAGGAATTGTGCTCACCAACAATCAATTATTTAAAAGATGCTATGTGTGGAGACTACTCTTCTACTGTTAAATTTCTTGGTATTAACGAAAACACTGATGTAAATTCATGGCAACGTGCTTTGTATACAAGCGAATATATGTTGGGAGATCCATATATAATCGACTCTGTACATAGATATATCAAGAAAAAAATGAATGATGCGAAGATTGGCAAATTATTTGTAAATGGTAATTATCAGATTGCAAGTGGCGATCCATTTGCTCTTATGCAATCTCTTTGTGGGTTGAAAGTTACAGGTTTATTAAAAGCAAATGAATGTTATTCAAAATTTTGGATTGATAAAAATGAAGATGAAATTGTACTCTTTAGAAGTCCAATGACAAGTCATAATAATATTCGAATGTGTAATATCAATAATTCAGATGAATGTCAGTATTGGTATCAATATATGAATACTATCATGATTATAAACGGTTGGGATTCATTTTGTATGGCTGAGAATGGGGAAGATTGGGACTCGGATCTGAACTTTTCTACTAATAATTCTGTTATGAAAAGACGTTATAGATACTTACCTGCTATCGAATGTGTCCAACGAAATGCGGAAAAAATTGTTGTCACTGAAGCTGCCGTTAAAAAGACAAATAAAGCAGGTATGGGAAATCAAGTTGGAACAATCACTAATTATGTCACATCTATGATGGAAGTTCAATCTCATTTCGAGAAAAATTCACCTGAATATAAAGAATTAGAATATAGAATAGAATGTGGTCAGCTCTATCAGCAAAATGAGTTAGACAAAATTAAGGGAATTATTGCAAAACCAATGGAAAGTAGTTGGTACAATTTAGGTGCTTGCGGAGAAAATAAATATTTGCAATCGCTTTGTGCATATAGAAAGCCATACTTTATGATTTATGTTTATGATGAGATAAAAAGACAGTACAAGCAATACATTAAAGAAAGTAATGCTAAATGCTATGCTATCTATAAATGTTCTATCGAGGATTTGTATAATAAAGATACCCTTACAAAAGAACAAAAAGATTTTCTATTTTGGTACGAAAGAAAAATGCCAGTTGGTACAGGGAATTGTTCTATGAATCAGATTTGTAAATATGTTGAAAGTCAGTTAGATGGCTATAAATCGCAATTACATAAGGACTCTTCGTTTGATTATAATACATTGAAGGTTAAAAGACGTTGCACAGAAGAACACAGACAAGCTCTGCGAGAACTTGAACAATATTACTGTGAATGTATTAAGGAATATAAAAAGAAGCAGGAAAAAGGAAAAGGAATACAACTAAATAGAACTGATATCTTTGATAAGCAGGACGAATTTGACAAATATTATCAACGTGCAAGTATGGTTGAAATGTTTAAGAAGAAAGCCGAAGAAATATGTCCAAATAATGATGAACGTATGAATATAATTCTTGATATGACTTATGGATATAAAGGTAATAGACAGTTTTGTTGGGATTGTATTGGAGAACTAATTATTAAGCGTTTAGAAGAAATGGAGGAAGAAGTTGTATATACTGAATGAAAAAGAATATATTAGAGAGATATTAGCGTCTGGTAATAAACCAGACAATATCTCGAATGGATATCTGATAACATTGATTGCTAAGTATTATTTTGATAGAGGTAAAGATCCAAATATTCTAATTGATACAGTCAAGACCAAGATGCTTGAATTTAACATTGAAGGATATCAGGAATATAGATATGCTAGTAAAATCAAAAAAACATGTATTGATTTATATGATTCAGAATCAAAAAATCTATTTAGGGAACTTGAGTATGTTCCTATCTATGAAAAAGAATTAAAAGTCGTGGAATCTCTTCCAAATGATCGCCAAAAGAAATTTATGTTTACATTATTTGCTATTGCAAGATATATGAATAGTGAAGGATGGATAAATAAAAAAGATTCAAAAGGTCTTTCAGAGGTATTTAAACTTGCCAATGTTACTCTCTCATCTGATAAAAAGAAAGAATTGTTGCATGAGTTATATAGTAATGGTTATATTCATTTTGGGAAAAAAGTGAATAATCTTAATATCAAAATAGATTTAGGAGACACTGATGATGATATTGCCTATAAGGTAATTAAATTTGAGAATATTGGTAATCAATATATAGGAAATTTTAAAAAGGGGTATAAGCAGTGTGCAAATGGATGTGGAAGAAAAATTAAAATATCAAAAAAAGGTCGTCCTAAATTGTATTGCCCTAAATGTGCATATGAAATTAAACTTAATCAAAATAATATATATTATCATGAGAAATGAAATTTTAATGAAAAAATACAACTCCGAAAACCCTTGATTTATAAGGCTTTTTGGCACATTTTTACAAAATATTTGTTTTTCTTAAATGTAGATATAGTGAAATATTTACAAGATATGATACAAAAACGATTGTCATGGAAGAAACTAACCGACAATCTTTGTATGTCTGCTCTGCTGCTCTTTTGAGTGGCATTGCAGATTTAGAATGAAATCAGCTTTTCTTAATATCCTGCTCTATAGGGGCATTACATAATATTAAAAGTTTATCTCATAAGCTAACCTCTCTTTCTTATATCGGTGGTTATATTATTAAAAAATGGTGTAATCACTGATACTCTTCCCATATAGTTCAATGGTAGAGCAACGGACTGTTAATCCGTAAGTTACAGGTTCGAATCCTGTTGTGGGAGCTATCCTATTTTTATAGGACTGGTCGGTTTCGGATCAGAGAATATTAAATTCTAAAATAAGCATGGTGACATGTATAAAGTGGTTTTTATCGTATTATAAGGCTGCGACTGTATAATACAGTTTAACGGAAAACACATAAAATCTACGCCATATCTAAGGTCAGAGGTCAACTGATAATGACTATTTATGAGTTTATGTAATCAATTGCATTGCACGAGATTCTTAAACAAATTGATTTGGTGGGTGTCTCGAAATAGGCACTGTATTAACACAGAAATGTGGGGATGATTTGTGTACTATTGACGGGAATACCGCAAGTATAACTGTTGATAGGATTTTGGTAATATCTCTTAAGTTGAAAAACAGGGATAGAATCAAAAAGCAAGGAGATCGCAATCCGAGCAGGATGGTGATGATTGGGCAGTACTCAAAAGGTACTGATGGTCAAATATACACCTCATCATCCATTTGTAAGTACATACTTTTGGTGAATGAAGAAAATTTCTTAATAATAAAAATATCATTTGATTTACTGATAGAAAATAACAAGCAAAAGTGTGTATGACCGCAAAGAGAAAAACAACTTATTGTCCTGTAATATGGACACATATAACACTCGCAAGGTGTTATGTGAGAAAGTACAAGTATATGCAACTCTAATAGGCTGCAACCTATGAATCTCGCAAGGAAGAATGTGTAAAAAGAAAATCTATAACGCTTTGTGGTAAGAGTTTGCCAGTTATGTCAAAACTGGTGTTGTTGCTACCTACTGTCTAATCGACAGTGTGATAAATTGTGTCCAACCGCAATAGATGGTAGTGTATTGAGTCAATATCTCAGCTCATATTAAGTAAGAGTCTCATGCTTCGGTATGGGATTTTTTATTTTTGGGAATTAGTTCAGTTTGGTTAGAACGCCTGATTTGGGTTCAGGAGGTCGTGGGTTCAAATCCTACATTTCCAACTACTATCCTACTTTGTAGGAAATAAATCAAGAAAGAAGTGAAAATTATTAAGTACATTTCAAAAAATGAAATTGAAAAATTATTATCCGAAGGTGTAATTAGAAACACAAGACGAGGATATGTAGATCGCAGAGGCGAACATATTGGATATTATAAGACTTGTGGTGGAAAGCGTTACATCGAAGATAAGTATGTTAAGTAGGTTCTGCCTATGAAAAATCGAATTGAATATAAAGGTTTTTATATTGACAAGACTGAAAATGGCTATCGTATCTGTAGACAAGAAGATACGGAAAAGCATACTCATCTCTCGAATCTTAATCCATCGTATAGGCTCATAGACAATGTATTATCAAATAAAATTCCAACTCGTTGTGGATGCTATTATTTGGAATCACATATTCGTTTGAGTTATGATGAAAATTATATTAGGAAGATTCGTGAGTATATCAAAGTGAAACAAAGTAAAAGTAAACAAATGTATTACAATCCTGGCAGAAAGCGTTCTGGTGGGAATTTTTAATTTTATGGAGGATTTAAAGGATTATGGCAAATTTTGTTTTTAAGGAAACTAAGCAGACTTCTATGAAGATTGCAGGTATCATTAACACAGATAATATGACCATTGACGTAGATGGCGAAGAGAAGAAACTTGCTACTCTTCTATCGGTATTTAACGGTGGTTGTGTTGAAATAAATGTGAAGGTAAAAGAGGAAAATGAACTCGATGAGCCTACTGAATCTAATGAAGAATAGAGAGTAGGTGATTATTATATCTGATTTTACAAAATTGGAAAATGAAAATTATCATACATATATATGGCGATTAGATCAGTTGATAAATTCTGGGAAATATCATAATTGGAGAGAAATAACACCAATGGTTAATAAAGAATTATTTGGTGATGATGAATCTCAGTACAGAGATGAATCTGCTTATAGAAAGGCATGTAAATACGCAAAAGATTTTAAGGAAGCTGGTGTATTTAATTCTGATAATGGGTATTTAAAGGAATTGCAGATTCAGAAGCGTGAATTAGAAAAAGAACGCAAAAAGCTCCATAGTGAAAAGCTTGAATATAATAAGTGGCTTAGAGAAGACGCAAGAGATGAACTTATTGCGGAAAAAATTTGTGAGGCAATTTTAAATCTTCCCCTTTTAAATATTCCAGAATATATCAAGCCAATTCATAACACTAAAGCATATTGTCTGGTTTTTGGCGATGAACATTATGGTGCAGAATTTGAATTAAAAGATTTGTTTGGGAATATTATTAATTCATATAGTCCTGAGATATTCGAAGAAAGAATGTATGACTTATTTGACCAAACAGTTGAAATAATTCATAAAGAAAATATTGATACTCTTAATGTATATTCTATGGGTGATTTTTCGGATGGCTGTCTCAGAGCATCACAGCTTATGAAACTAAGATGTGGAGTTGTCGATGGTACTATTCAGTATGCAAATTTTATAACTAATTGGCTTAATAATCTTACAAAACATGTTCATATTAAATTTCAAATGACTGATGGAAATCATACAGAACTCCGTATGTTAGGTCAACCAAAAGGAACTTTTACAGAAGATAATATGGGAAAAGTTGTAAGAGAATTTATTAAAATTAGATTAGCGGATAATCCTAATTTTACTTTTATCGAAAATCCAACAGGTTATATTTATGGACAACTTGCATGTAATACTGTTATGGGAATACACGGTGAAGTACGTGATATGGAGCGAGCATTAAAAGATTTCTCTAATATTTATAATGTTCCAATTCAGTATTTATTCGCAGGACATCTACATCATTCAAAAGTTGAAGAAATTGGTATTAATTCAGAAGTTATAAATGTTCCATCAATTATTGGGGTTGATCCATATTCTCTTTCTTTGAATAAGACTTCAAATGCCGCTGGAAAATTAATTATATTCGAGCAAAATAAAGGAAAAGTATGTGAATATACACTCAAATTAAATTAGAACTTATTTGCAACAAATATTATATAGAATCAGTTGCAATTAGATAATAAACAAAACTAATTTTAGTTAATATATGCAAATATTTTGAATAATTTTAAATTATGTAAATATTACGCATAATTTGGCTGACGAAGCCACTATCAGAGGGAGTGTACCTTATATGGACGCTACCCTCTTTCATTATTTTGGCAATTTTCAAAAATATTACCAAAAAATATAAAACAAAATAATCAAAAGACAAAATAAAATTAATTGAGAAAAAGGAGATTTTTTATGGTAAAAAATGAAGTTATAAACGCAATTGCAGAAAGAATTGAAGGAGCTAAGAAAGGTGATATTGCTCTTATACTTGATACATACGCAGAGGTTATTACAGATACATTAAAAGCTGATGCTACAGGATCTGTTCCTGTAGGTAAGCTTGGTAAGTTTAAGGTTAAGAATGTACCTGAGAGAACAGGCAAGATTATGTTAGGTGACAGAAAAGGTGAGGAATATATAACTCCTGCTCATCAGGAAATCACATTTAAGATGAATAAGTCAGCAAAGCAGCTTTAATTCTGAAGGGACGTGATTATTATAGATACAATAATTATAAATGATATACATGAATTAGCTGATTGGGCTAATTCAATGTATCATAATGTAGTTTCTTATGATAATTTAAATAGTATAGCAATTGTTGCCAAGTATTATGAAGCAAAGACATTAATCGAAACTCTTATTGCTGAAAGAGGTTTTGAAATTTCAAGTATTAAAGAACTCGGCGATTCTAATGTCAATGGTTATACAGATGAATATATTATCACATTATTTGTTGATGAAATTGGTTGTGAGCCTGCAAAAGATAATAATGGATATAAGGATATATGCGGAGAAGCCGTTTATGTTCTTGAAAATTGCAATTCTAAGATAATGTCGCATGTTTATAGTGAGAATATATTTGAAGTGTATATTGATAATATCAAAGATACTGATGATGACTACGATGAAGATTGTGAGAATTGCGATTGTTGTGGTAATGATACTTATTATTTTGATGTAAAATCTGGAACTTATGAGATTAATGGTAAAAAGGTATCTAAGAAAGAATTATTAGATTATTTAGATGAGAAAATTGATGAAATGTCTGAATGGAATAAGAGCTTTTCTTCTATACTTTCTGAGTATGAAGCAATTCATAATAGTATTAAAAGAATCTATGAACTTGATGATTTGTTAAGATTTTAAGCATTTTAAATTCTAATTAAAATATTAATAAGGTATAAAATGGTAGAGACACAAAAGATTGACGAACAATATGGTTACATTCTAAATAAAGAACCTCAATATGTATATAGATATATACATCCTAATTATCCATGGTTATATGTAGGAAGAACAAACGATTTGTCAAGAAGAATATATGAACATGATAAGGGTATATGTGATAATATTGATAAAAAATATAATAATTTATTATTAGAAAGCTTTGTCGTTTATATAAAATTAGATAATAAAGCACAATCAATAGCATTAGAAAGTTATTTAATTGATGTGTATAAACCAACACTTAATAATTTTAATAAGTATTATGGAAAAAGTCTTTTTAATATTTATGAATTAAATTGGAAGAAATATATAAGAGAAAATGACTTTTCTTCTATATCTCCTTCTATTAATAATACATCACTTGATTTTAATATAGGTAAATATATTAAGGCTCAAAGAGTAAATATGAAATATACTATTGTAGATTTAAGCAATATTACTGGGATATCTCAAAGGACTATTTCAAGAATTGAAACTGGTGAAAATAATGTGAACTATGAAACAATTATTACTCTTTTAAAAGCTCTTAATTTATATGATGTTATTTGTGATAGTATCAAAAATTCAATCTATTTAACTAATAAACTTCGTGTAAGAAAAAAATAATATTATAAAAATAGGAATATATTGTGAATAAAAAACAACAGTTAAAAACCAAATTGTTATATTTTAATCCTGAAATTGTTTTTCAAGGTACAATTGGAGGAATTAAATTTGTTATGCAAGTTGATTCGTATGATGAACAGATTAATTGGTCTGTTTACGAAGGTGATCATTGTACTGGATTTAGCAATTTTAATGAAGCTTGTGATTACTATTTAAAAGCAATTTGTGAAAAATAATTTGGAGTGTGCATTTATTGGCTGCACACTCCTTTTATTATGGGTAGGTATGCAAGTGGTTAAAGTAGGCAGACTGTAAATCTGTTGGCGAAAGCCTTCGAAAGTCCGAATCTTTCCCTGCCCACTAAAATAATTAAAATAAATAAAATAGTACAAGAAGTAGCTTAGTTTACCACTATCCTACTTTTTTGTTGTTTGAAAGGAAGTGAGATTTAATGGGTAGAAAAATACAACACAATAATATTGTTACTGATGAGTTATTAACTCAGTGCAATAAAGAGAACATAGAGTTAGGAAATGACTTTTTGGATTATCTTCGTTCAGTTGATAGATCTCCAAATACAATCAATGCATATAGACGTGACCTTTACATTTTCTGGGTGTATTTACTTCAGCATTGTGACAACAAATTCTTTATTGATTTATCTAAAAGGGACATTGCTCGTTATCAGAGTTTTTGCCTTACTGAATATAAATGGTCGCCAGCTAGAATGCGTAGAGTAAAATCTACTCTCTCATCGCTTTCAAATTATGTCGAAGCTATATTAGATGATGAGTATGAGAACTTTAAACCAATTATACGCAAAATTGAAAATCCTGCAAATGAGAAAGTATTTACTAAAACTGTACTATCCGATGAACAAGTACAGGGTATGCTTGATTATTGGGTTGAAAAAGGTAAATATGACAAGGCTTGTATTTTAGCATTAGCTGCATTTAGCGGTAGACGTAAGAGTGAATTACCACGATTTAAAGTATCCTATTTTGATGATGAAAATATTATATATGGTTCTTTATATAAGACACCTGAAAAGATCCAAACAAAGGGAAGAGGCTCTAGGGGTAAAATGTTGACGGTATATACACTTGCAAAACCATTTAAGCCATATTTTGATTTGTGGATGAATTATAGAAAAGAACACGGAATTGAATCGGAATGGTTATTTCCAAAAAAAGTAAATGGAGAGTATATAGATGAACCTATGGATTCAGGGACACTTGATAGTTGGGCTGATACATTCAGTAAACATTTAGGAGAAGACTTCTATTTTCACAGCCTTCGTCACTTCTTTTGTACCTCATGTTCCAGAAGTGGACTTCCTGATGATGTAATTCAAATGCTAGTCGGTTGGAATTCGCTTGATATGGTTGCGGTGTACAAGGACATTGATGCAGATGAGCAATTTGCAAAATATTTTGCTGATGGAGAAATTAAAAAGGTTGAACAAAAATCACTTGCTGATTTATAGTTTTATCTAAAACCACTTCTTCTCATTCCAACACTTCTTCACATAACAACCAAATTTAATAATTTTAACCCCTAGAATACCTATCCCTTTAATTATAATCTTAATAAGAAAAATAACTAAGAATACCTCTCCGCATACAAATGCATATTTGTAGACCACACCTTTATTATTAAATAAAGCTGCAATCATAAATGACATATAAATAACCAAACCATCTACGCCACAGAAGAATATAAACTTATCATCTTTAGATGAATACATAACACTCTGTATAAAATTAGGTTCAAGATATCCTAATTTTCTGCGTAAATATGAATTTCTATCATATATGTTATTTTTGAAATTATTGTAGTTATATTTATTATGATTGTCTTTTAATATTATATATGTTTTATGAGTAGATCTGTCAATATATTTGATATTATAATCATTCATATAAGTTGATATATGATTTATAACATCATCTATAGTATTTTCGTTATATTCCTTATTATTGTTTATAATTTTATACAGGGGATAATAAATTCGATTATATGCAATTTTCATATTATCTAATGGAACATTCTTATTATAATTATATTTGGTTACAATAAAGGTAAATATACCTGTTATAAGTGCAGGAAGAATTATTTTTAATATTTCTATAAATGATTCCATATACAAAACCTCCGTTGTTTCTAAGTAATATTTTTCTTGCACTTCATCTTCGTATGTGTTACAATACAAAGGAGTTAAAGATAATAAATAAAAAAGACACTACCCGTAGAGCAGAACGGTTGTCTTGAAATCAAATATTGGAAAGAACGAATCTAACCGCCATCAGTTTACCAGACCAGGGCGGTTATTTTCTTGCGTTCTTACCAATCTCATATCCAACTTTATATGCTGATGTACATAAAATACTAGCAATTCCTAAAGCATAATAAACGGTTTGAAGTGAAATTGTTATCATTTACAAGTGTCCTCCTTTCATAAGTTCCTTAAAAGGTTTCTATGTGAACAGAGCTTGTACTCTCTGGTGGAAGACAACCGCTCTACCGTCTTAGATAGTGCTAGTATAATTATATACCATCAGACATTTTCTGTCAAAGTATTCCAAAATAAGAGAATTAAATAAATAAAAGAATCACTTAAATAGACAGCTAAAATAATTATAAGTCGAATGCCATGGATTATGCACTCAACAAGACTCTGTAAAAATCCGATGGATTAATAGACCGATAGCACTATGCCGAAATACACGGTTAGAATATGTATTGAGTCAATGTAGAACATTGCAGGTGAAGTATCCTGTTACAGCTTAGTGCACAAGCAAGAGTTATGTGGTACTTTATAATCCATTGGTGTTTCTCTACCAGTAAAAACTTACCAAACAGAGAAAATAAAAGTATCTTAAAAAGAATTTCTTTTGTATGGGTTGAGTCTAACTTGAACCTAGTTTTCTTAATTCTATCGACATCTAGGATTATCGGTGGCTCTCAGCCTTAGAAATGAAAAGATGTTTGTGCCTCTCTGTATTAATGAGAACCCTTAATTGACGGATAAGAGTCATTAAATCTTATCAATTGATTTTTACTCCGAAGACCGAAAATATATAGAGAATAATCAGTAAGCATGGATACCTTGTGTGTCTTAGGGTACTTAATTTGTACCTGAATAATAACTGGATGTGTACAGTCCAATATCAGCTAGTTAGTGCTTTATGCTGATCCAGTGGGTGAGATTCCCACATTAGGTCTGTTCGTCTAGCGGTCTAGGACATCGCCCTTTCACGGCGGCAACAGGAGTCCGAATCTCCTACAGATCATTACGTAGCTGATACTTAAATGGACAGCGAGGCTATACATTTTTTGTATGGTAACAGGGAGTCACTTCATGAGGTGGCTCTTTTATTATGTAGTATTGGCAGAGTTGGTATTGCACCTGATTGCTAATCAGAGGTCATCGTTTATTCGGTGCATAGGTTCAAGTCCTATATACTACGCTAATGCCGTGTTGGCTCAACTGGTATAGCACTGGTCTTGAAAACCAGCATTCCGAAAGGATATGGGAGTTCGATTCTCTCACACGGCGTACTAAGTGAATTGCACTTTCATTGGAAATTTAATATTGGAAATTATGAGGAGTCATTTCGTATGAAGTGGCTTCTTTTTATGTTGGAATAAAATTTAAAAAGAGAATAAATATATAGCCAACTATGAGAGGATTGTTACTGTTTCGATTGCAGGTGGTTGGATTTATGGAGTGAGAAACCTTTGACTGATCATCTTAGGTATAGTAGATACTCGCACTACTCTCTCACTCTATTTTAATTGGCTTGCGAGTGGAAAGCGAGAAATGAATATATATGGGTAATTATAAAAGAAATGAAGAAAACAAAAAAGATAGTGATCAATGTGGAATTTATTCTATAACAAATAAATTGAATGGTAAAAGATATATAGGTCAAACCTACAATTTTAAATATAGATGGATGAGACATAGAAGTTATCTAAAGCACAATACTGAACACAATGCACATTTACAAAACGCATGGAATAAATATGGTGCAGAAAACTTTGAATTTGAAATTATTGAAAGATGTAAATTTGAACAGCTAGATGAACGAGAAATTTATTGGATAAACTATTATGATTCCAAAAATGTGGGATATAACTTTGCAGATGGTGGACTTGGATGTAAAGGTTATAAACACACTGATGAAGAAATTGCAAAAATGAGAATGATTCAAAATCCTGAACCAATTGTAATGCTTGATCTAAATGGTGAGTATATAAGAACTTTCGTCAGTGCAGGTGAAGCATGTGATTTTTTAGGCAAAAAGTCAACAAGTGGAATTAAAAGATGTTGTGAAAAAGATAAATATAAAAAGGCTTATGGATATATTTGGATCTATGAAAAAGATTATAAATCAGGAAACATAGATTGGAATTATTATTTGTCTAAAAATAAAAATCTTCCTAAGCCAGTATTGCAATATGATTTGAACATGAATTTTATTCGTGAATATGAATCTGCTAATGAAACAAGTAAGTTTGGGTTTGGAAGTTCTACCGTTGCTTCTGCGTGTAATGGACATTATGATACATATAAAGGATATATTTGGTTATGGAAAAATAGCCCTGAAATATATTATCAAAATAAACAAAAGAGAAAAGATAAGGTTCTAAAAGATAAAAAGGCAAAAGAACGTATTATTTTACAATATTCATAACAATTAGATTTTTTAAGGGAATGGACATATGATGAAATCCTAGAACAGAATTTAAACTTATGTGCAATTCAAAATAATTGTTGTGGACAAACTAAATCATCGCAAGGATATATATGGAAATATAAAGAGAAAGTAGCATAAAATTGTTACTTTCTTTTTTATTGGATTAAAAAGGAAAGGAAGTGAAACAATGGCTAAAGTTTTAGAGCCAATTTCTGATACGGAATTGAAGAAGATTACAGTTGTAAACTTACGTAACGAATATAAAAAGCTTGCAAATTTTTATCAGCGTATCATGAACAATGAGCTGATATATTGTAGCCATTGTGGACAATGGAAAAGTGCAGCAACGTTCTACTCTTCTAAGACAAGTCCTGATGGTATTGAACATTATGCTTGCAAGGAATGTATATTAAACGAATGTACTGACTATGACAAAAAAAATAATATACGAACTGATAATCGTGAGAAAACCATAGAAACATTTAGAAGACTTAATTGGTATTTTGATGAAAATGTTTATAATGAGCAGCTACAAAAACTCTCTGAACAAACAGGAGAAAAAATAAGAAGCACTGCTGTTCAACAGTGGATTGTAATTTGTAGAAGTCTAAATGATTATAGTCAAAAAACTTATAAAGATTCGATATTCTCGATAGATGATGAAGAGTCAACACCTGAAACAAATACAAGGATTGTCCAAAAAACACTCAAAGCAGCAAGAAAGAGATTTGGAAATAATTATACCAATGAAGAACTTATGAGGCTTGAAACGGAATACTTAGATTGGACGACACGTTATGCCTGTGAAAATAAATCTCAGGAACTTTTATTTAAACGAGTGTGTTGTAAGGAACTTGAGATAGATAATGCTCAGAAAAATGGCAAGAATACAAAAGATTTAGATGCTACTTTACAGAATCTGCTAGGAAGTTTAAATATCAAACCTAATCAAAAAACTGCATCTGAATTAACTGATAATCTTACATTTGGGCAGCTTATTGATAAATGGGAACAAGAAAAACCAATTCCAGAACCAGAAGGTGATTTTAAAGATCCTGATAAAATTGGACTCTTAATTGATGTATTCTTTAAGGGGCATCTCTCTAAAATGATGGGATTGAAAAATGCATTTTCTTCTACTTATGAAAAGTTCATTTCTAAATATACTGTCAAAAAGCCTGAGTATGATGAAGATACTGATTCAGAAGCATTATTTGATAAAATCTTTGGTCAGAAAGCTGAAGAGGAGGTATAATTTATGCCTCAATTAAAAACTCAGACTGAGATAGAAAAAGATAAACAACAAAAGATAATGGAAACTGTTGCTTGGAGAGCAGGATATTATCGTAACAACCCACATAGGTATGTCATTGATGTACTGGGATTATCTCTTAAATGGTTTCAGCAAATTCTCTTGTGGTGCATGATGCATTACAATTTTGTTATGTATCTTGCAGCAAGAGGTCAAGGAAAAACATATCTTACCGCCCTCTTCTGCTGTGTAAGGTGTATTTTATTTCCTGGTACAAAAATAGTTGTTAGTTCTGGAACTTTAAAACAGGCTAACGAAGTCTTGTTGAAAATACAAGATGATTTCATGAAACAATCTTCCATATTACGTTCTGAAATAGAAAAATGTAATATTGGTCAAAATGACGCTTCTATTTATTTCAAAAATGGCTCATGGATAAAAACAAGAACCAGTTCAGAAAATTCAAGATCAGCCAGAGCAAATTGCATAGTCGTGGATGAATTTCGTATGGTCGATGAAACAGTTATCAATACTGTATTGCGTAAATTCTTAACAAGTCCAAGACAGCCAAAATATTTACAAAAACCTGAATATGCTCATATGCAGGAAAGAAACAAAGAAATATATATGTCCAGTGCATATTTTAAAAGCTCATGGGCTTATAGAAAAGCACAAAGTTACACTCTTAATTTCTTTGATGACACAAAAAAATATTTTATATGTGGATTACCTTATCAGGTATCGGTGCGTGAAGGATTACTTTCTCGTTCTCAGCTTGAAGATGAAATGAGTGAAGCTGATTACAATGAACTTGTTCAGCAGATGGAAATGGAATGTCTGTGGTTTGGTGATACAGATGGTAGTTTGTTTAAATTTGATGAATTAACTGCTCGTAGAAGACTTCGCAAAGCATTTCCACCATTGAGTTTCTGCAATGACAAAATAACAATTCCGAAATTAACAACTACTGGTAAAAGAATACTATCTATTGACGTTGCTCTTATGCAATCTACGAAAAAGAAAAAGAATGATGCTTCTGCTATTTTTATCAACGACTTAATTCAAGTAAATGATACTGCATATCAATCAAATTTCGTATATGGTGAAACTTTTGAAGGTTTGAAAACAGACGAATTAGGAATGATTGTTATGAAATATTTTTATGAGTATCAATGTACAGATTTAGTTTTAGATACAAACGGAATCGGCTTGGGGGTATATGATTTTATTACCAAGGATCAAGTTTGTCAAGAAAACGGTAAAAGATATCAAGCAATGACTTGTATAAATGATAAAGATATGGCTGAACGATGCAAAGTTCGTGATGCTAATAAAGTTGTTTGGTCTGTAAAAGCTAATGCTAATTTTAATAATGAGATATGCGTATTACTTAGAAATGGTATACAGAATGGAAAAATTAATTTTCTTATTTCTGAACAGGATGCGGATAGTTCATTAAAAGAAACATATAAGGGATATTTCAAAATGTCTCCAACAGAGCAAGCAAAATTGAAAATGTCTTATGTGCAAACAACGTTTGCCGTTTACGAATTGATTAAATTGGATCATGAAGTTAAAAACGGAAATATTAAGGTTAAAGAAGTTGAAGGTATGAGGAAAGATAGATATTCTTCTATTGCCTATTCTTATTGGTGTGCTTGTCAATTGGAATTAAAATTAAAACCTAAGACACAAGATACACAATCATTAGTTTCAAAGCTTACAATCCGTAAAGCAAAATACAATTAAGGAGGTGCATTATCAAACATGCCTAGACCTAAGAAAGTAGATGCAAATTCTAATGCACCTGCTAAAATAAATAATTCGCAGAAGAAAACCACTTCTTCTACTCCAAAACAGCCAACCGCAAATGAAATGCGTGAATGGTATGAGAAAAATAAAAGTAGACTTGAACGTTATGAAGACGCAACAAGTGCAATTACAAGTCTTCGAGATATTCAGAAATCATCCAGATATACGTCAATCAGTAACTATTCAAAGGAAGATGTAAAATCATACATAAAGAATATCTCTTCTAATGAAAAGAATCTACGAAGCTTATCTCGTTATCTTTATTATCGTTCAGAAATCTATTATCGTCTTTGCAAATATTATGCAAATCAGATTGATCTTACAATTCGTAATATTGTTCCCCCATTTATAATCTCAGGCGAAAATGATGTACAATCCACATTGCAAAAATATCAAGAAACAGTTGATATAGTTGACACTTTAGGATTGAATTATGAATTTCGTAAAGCTGCGTCTATCACTTTAAGAGAAGATGTATTTTATGGATGTGCTTACTATACAGAGGGACAAGGAATGTTTGTTCTTCCGTTAGATCCAGATTATATGAAAATTGCAGGTATGTTTCCTGACGGTTCATTTGCAGGAGCTATGGATATGAGTTATTTCCGTAGTCATCAGGAACTTCTTGAATATTGGGGTGAACCATTCAATAGTATGTGGAATACATATAAGAGTACAAATGAAAAATATCAGTTAATCCCAGAAGAATATAATGTATGTATTAAATTTAGGTCTGAAGACTGGGAAACCATCGTTCCCGTGCTTACACCTATATTCTTATCATTGATTGATCTTATGGACGCTTCTGATTATCAAGCAGTTCAACAGGCAGCTAATATATATAAATTAGTATGGCTTGAAATGAAAACTATGGGTAAAGATGTAGATGATTGGGCTGTAAATCCAGATATAATGATTCAGTATTTCAATCGTATGCTTGAAGAAGCATTACCACCCTATATCTCTGCTGCTATTGTTCCTGGTGAATTACATGAGATAAGTTTTCCAGATGATGCAACAGGTGATGTAACAAAAGTTGAAAAAGCCACAAAGGAAATTCTTAATACTGCTGGTGGTGCTCAGATATTAAATCTAAACTCCGCTTCTAACTCTACTGCCTTTAAATATGGCGTACTTGCAGATTCTACATTTTCTATTTCAACTCTTATTCCACAGATTCAAGCGATTTTAAATCGACTTTTATCTAGTTGGATATCTGAACCTTGTAAAGTTAAATTCTTTGATGTCTCTATTTATCAGAAAGATGATTTTAGAAAATCAATCTTGGAATCATGCACTAATGGATTGCCAAACAAAATTCTTTATAACACATTGAATGGTGTGTCTGAAAAAGATACGTTATCTATGAACTTTTTGGAAGAAGACTGTCTGCAACTTAGTTCAAAATTCAAGCCACTATCTAGCACTTATACTCAGACAGGTAATGATAAAGGCGGTGGTCAAGCGAAGGATGATTCTGAACTTACAGATGCTGGACTTCGTACAAGAGATGAGAATTTAAATGATAAGTAGGAGTTGATGGAATGAATCAAAAATTTATACAAACGCAAGATGTACCTACTGCTACTCTCCTATCTCAATTAGGATATCAACAGGTACAAAATTCTAATGGTATTTATGTATTTTTGAATACTGATACTCTTCGGTTTTCAGAAAATATAGATATAAATAAATTAAAGTATACAAATATGCTTACATTTTAGTCGTCTTCCTTGGGCGACTTTTTATTATGTCAGAAAGGAGGAAAAGACTAAGTAGATGCCAAAGGTTATTAAAAAGAAAATTTTAACTGAAGATGATTTACTAAAATTCTGTCAAGAGCAGAAATTTGCAAAATTCAGTTCTAAAGATACTGGCTATCAGTTGGCTTTAAAAGTGCCTACTACTTTTGAGATAGACGATACCGTAGACGAAAATCATCGTGGAATGATGCGTCTTAAATTTAGAATTTTTCATACAGGACTTAACAGAAATAAAAGTTATGTATCAAAAGATGCTGCCGAGAAAGCAATGAATACAATTGCTGACAGACCTGTGTTGGCTGCAATCCATCAGCTTGACGATGGCAGTTGGGATTTCGAAGGTCATGAGATGGAAATTGTTAAAGACGAAAAAGGTAAAGAAGAACTGAGATATATTGAATCTCAAGTTGGTTCTTTTTCATCTGAACCTGCATTTTGGGAACATGATGATAACTTAGATAAAGATTATGTATGTGCTTATGCTTATATAAGTGAAGAATACACAAAAGCTTGTGAAATTATTCGTGCAAAACAAGGTTCAAAAAATAGTTGCGAGCTTTTCATTGATGAACTCTCTTACAATGCCAAGGAGAAATATCTTGAATTAAACGATTTTTATGTAAATGCTTCGACTTTATTAGGAAGTCATGATGACGGTACAGAAATTCAGGAAGGCATGGAAGGTTCTCGTGCCGATATTGCGGATTTTAGTGTAAATAATAATTCAGTAAAATTTGACAAAGATGAAAAAATGATTGAACTCTTAGAAAATCTTAACAAGACACTTTCTAATTTCAATAAAGAACAGACTCCTGTTCAAACACAATCAAAGGAAGGAGGAACAAATAACAAAATGACAAAATTTGAAGAGTTACTTGCCAAATATGGTAAGACTGCTGAAGATGTAACATTCGACTATACAGAAATGTCAGATGAGGAACTTGAAGCAAAATTCGCTGAGATGTTCGATGATGACAATTCAGAAGGAGACAATTCAGGTAACGGAGAATCTGGTGAGCCTTCCAATGATGGAGACGGTGATGGCGAAGGAGTTTCAGATCCAGATGGGAATGAAGGTGAAAGTCAGACTTTTGAAAAGATTGTTCGTACATATGAGATTTCTCATGAAGATACAAGATATGCACTCTATAATCTGTTAGCACCATATGAAGAGTCAGATAATGATTATTACTATATCTCAAATGTATTTGATTCTTATTTTATATATGAGGGTTGGTGTACTGATAAAATCTACCGCCAGAACTATACGAAAGATGGTGACAATGTTGCGTTTGATGGTGAACGTATTGAATTATTCCGTGAACTTTTAACAGCAAGTGAGAAGGTTGAACTTGAATCTATGCGTTCAAACTACGCTGCACTCAAAGAGTTTAAAGAGATAGCAGAAAAGAATGAACTTCATGCACAGAAAGAAGCTATTATCAATGCTGATAACTATTCTGTTCTTACAGAGAAAGATTCAGAAGGAAATTATGTAAATACTGATTTCGCTGAATTAGTAAAGACTATGGATAATTATTCCGTAGAAGACTTTGAAACAAAAGTAAAGGTTATGCATTCAGATTATATGTCTGCACATGCGAACTTCTCTTCTACTGGTACAAAGAAAAACACAAATTCAGTTAAGATGTTTACGAATGTGAATAGCACAAAAAAGAAAAATAATCGCTATGGAAATTTAAAGTTTAATTAAAAATTTAACACAACTAACAATCAATATGCTCGTTGCTTTTTTGCAACGAGTTTTTTAATGCAAAAAATTTTAAGGAGGAATTTTATTATGGCAAATATGTCAATTAAGTATGAAATTGCCAAACATGCAACTGCTAATCCTTCCAATGTTTTAGCAGCAAATTATGGCGAGCATATGTTTTCTGTTGAACTTACAACAGATACCGATAATGGTAATTTAATCGCAATTGGAGATTGGAAGAGTCTCGATCTTTACAAGGAAGCTGCTGTAACTACTTTTACAGGAAAAATCGTACAGCAGATGAGCAATGGTAATTATCTTGTACTCGTTACAGATCCTGGAGATGCAGTTTTAGTATATTCCGTTCCTGTTGGGGCTGAAGATTGGACTAATACATGGAAGAAAGAGTCAAACCTTTACAACCTAGCTGGCGACAGAGTGCGTTGCTATGGTTTGCACAAATATGACACTTTTGAACTTTCTACTGAAGGATTCAATGGAAAACCAGAAGTAGGAAAGGCAATCACAGGCGTAAGTGCTAAGAAACTTACCATTGAAGCTTAATTATGGAAGGAGGTTTAAAATAATATGTTAGTATTTTCTGATAATTTAAAAAGAGTATTCTCTAAACCAGAGAACGATTTTGAAGGCTTTAGAAAGCTTTTCTATGATTATACACATGGTATAACAGTATATGACGAGGACGGAAACGAAGTTCCTAAGAATGCTGTAAATGCAAAAATTAACAGTGTTTGTTTCGACATTTTAGGATTAGATCCTACACAGAAATATTCAAAAAGAGATATTAAAAGAGCAATGAAAAGAAACGGTCTTGAACTTATGGAGGTTCTTGAGGATACTCTTGATATTAAGGTTACAACTGGTTTACAGGAAAACGAATTCTTTAATCAGTTTGTTGAGTCAAAGAATATTTCTCAGGGAGATAAAAATGAGTTCTGGACAGATAAGGATGTAATTCTTACTGTTGCTAAAGTATCTGGGGATCATCATGACTTATCAATGCAGAAACTTGCAGAGGGTGAATCTTTCTCAGTAAAGACATCCAACTACGCAATCAAGGTTGGTATGGATATTGACGTATATCTTACAGGTCGCAAAGATTGGTCTAAGTTTGTTGACGCTGTATCAATCGCTATGCAGGAAGAAGTTCAGAATGATATGCTTACAGAGGTAATGTCTGTAGGTGATAAAATTCCTGCACAGGAAGTATTCCATGTAACAAAGGAGATTACTGCTTCTAATAAGGAATCTTTTGATCAGTTACTTGATGATGTTTCTGCTGCTAATGGTGGAGTTGATGTAACAGTATTCGGTTTAAAGACAGATCTTAAAAAGCTTAATGCATTTACAGATGTTGATTGGGCTACAGATGCTCAGAAAGAGGATATGGCAAAACTTGGTAGACTTGGCACATACGAGACTACTACTCTTGTTGAAATTCCACAGAGATTTGTTAAGAATGATGTTACAAAGAAACTCATCAAGCCTGGTACTCTTCTTATTGTTCCTAATGTTGACAATAAGTTCTGCAAGTTTGTAGATGTTGGAGAAACAGAAATTGTTGAGGTTACTGAAAAGGCTGATAGAGCTGACGACTTCATGACATACGAAGTACAGAGAGAAATGGGTATCGCATGTATCTTTGATAGATACTTCGGTGTTTGGACTATTGCCTAAATAAAAATAGAAGTTATAAGAGGTTGGTATAATCCAGCCTCTTATTTTTATGGAACGAAAGGATTATAAAATGGCTTATACAAAGAAAACAACAACTCCAAAGACGGAGAATATAGAAGAAAAAGAATCTACAGCTAAAAAGGAAGTTAGAAAGTTTAATGCAACAGATGCCATTGAATGTAAATCAATTGTTTCTGGATGTCTTGGTATGATTGGAATTAAATCAGGTGTGAATTATGAATGGGCTGGTCGTGGCGATGTGACAGAGGTGGAATATCAGGATCTTGTAGCTGCTATTCGTTCAGGTAAGAGACATATTACAGAACCTTTCTTTATCATTCAGGATGAAGATTTTCTTGCAGAATTTCCGCAGGTTCAGAAAATTTATACAACTATGTATTCAGTTGGCGACTTAGAAGATTTATTAATTAACCCAGATGCAGATACCATGATTGCGACAATTGAAACACTTCCAGATGGTGCAAAGGAATCAATTAAAAATATTGCAGCAACTTTGATAGCAAACGGACGTGTTGACAGTGTAAAGAAAATTAAAGCACTTGATGCATTTTATGGGACGAATTTTACACTGATGTCTGAATTATTTGAATAGTAAAGGAGGCTCACAATGACGCTTCCATACGAAACAATTTTTTCACGAACAAGAGGACGAATTTCAGATATAAAAGAACTCTCTCTTGACAAAAACGATCTTAATGAAACATTGACTGAACGCTTACGCATGGTTGCAGGTGATGAACGAGTTATTAGAAAATTCGCTTCATTTAATATGGATGACGAAATCCAACAGATTGAATTTGAGATGCAATATCCTGTTAGCGATTTTGCAGATAAAGAATATGTTATAGGATTGTTTACTCTTGGAATGACAATTGAATGGTTAAAACCACAGGTTGACTCTGCAAAATTTACTGCTAGAGCTTTAGGAACAAAAGAAGAAAAAAACATGCAGAATCCATATAAAGATATGCAAAGTAGATTGGATACATTACAGCATGAATTTAGTAGAAAACTTGCAAGTCATGGATATATTAATAATTCATATGTGCGAGGTGAATAACTATGGAATATATATATGGTTCGTTCACTAAAAGACAAATTAAAGAAGCTGCACATGCAATGCACAACGATGTTCATAAGTTATTACTTTACAAGGATAATCGAATAGAAGAAAAAATATTTGAGAATGATGAAGCTTTTCTTATATTTTTCCAGAATGTCATGTTTAAATTTAGTGGAACAAAAACTCTATTTAATAACAATGGAATTATGGTCACATTAATGGCTACCTTGCAAGCTGCTTATGACGAAGTTACATCTGATGAGTTTGATTACATGACATTTCGTAGGGCTATTTTAGATAGTCACAATTATATTAAGCAGATGTTTGAAGGAGGTGTTGGTGATGCCAAGCTTACAGACAGCACGGCGAATCGCTAACGCCAAAACAAATAATGCGAAAACTTTAGGTCAGATTTATAAAGAAGAATCTGATTTTTTGATGGAAGAAACTTGGGATAACAGTATCACTTCCAAGACTTGTTATATCTATGATCATTTTCATGATGATTTTTTCACAGATGAACATGGAATTACACGTTCTCTTGCTGAAGGTATGACTTATGAAAATACCAATAAGACAAAAATAGATGCAAAGTTTATTATCAAATCTTATCAGTCAATGGATAAAGATCAAGTGGAATACTATATTATGTTTCGTCCAAGTCAGCCTGTAAGATTCAATGAAGGTGATGACCTTTATTATTATGAGACTGATTTTAGGAAACGCTATGGGGCAACATTTCCGATAGGACTTTTTGTGGACGTTCCAGATGATAGAGGAATTTATCATAAGTGGATTGTTTGTCGTGATGAACCTGCAAATCAGTTTCCAAAGTATCTGATTTTACCAGTAAATTACGAACTTACATGGATTGAAAAATCTAATGATAAGCGCATCAAGAGACGTATGTGGTGTTGTTTAAGACAACAGAATTCCTACACTATAGGCACTTACACCGACCGATATTTTACACATACTGATAATCAGGATAAGATATGGTTGCCAATGAACTCTATTACAGAGAAATTTTGGTACACTTCTGAAGATTCTAAAAATATGCGTGTTGTAGTAAGTGCTTTAACAGAACACCCTACAGTATGGACAGTGACCAAGGTTGAAAATTCAATGCCATTTGGTATTCAAAAGCTTACTATATATACAGCATTTTGGAATGAGCATACTGATTATGTCAATCTTGAAACAGGTGAAATGTATGCGAACTATTTCGATTCAGAAATTGCCCCAACAGATCCATCTACTCCAACCACTCCCCCATCTTCCATTACAGCAAAAATTTCAGCATCTACTTCAACTATTAAAGTTGGTGGCTCTTATAAAAATCTTACAGTAAATCTATTTAATTATTCCAATGAAGATATTACAACTGAATATGCTGATGCTACCTTTACATGGGTTTGTTCTATTGACGATGAAGATTGGACTGATAAAGTTACATGGCGAGCTGGTACAGAGTACAACCAAAAGAAAGTAAAGTTTCCTAGCGATACTTCTGTTATCGGCAAAATATTGTCTGTTATGTGTGAAGTTGTTAAGGAAAATTTGCCGATTGAATCTGAAATTTTGCTGTTAGAATTAACTGAGTAGGAGGTGTTTTATGGCAGAAAAATTAGTTACAAAGAATGATTTGTTGAATAAGCTTCGTGCATATAACAACACTCCTGATGATGAAAATATTTTATATAAAAAAAAGATAGAAAAGGCTTTATTATCAAATCCTTGTTTACTTTATGCACTCAATGAAAAAACGTTAGAGTCTGAACTTTTTGATGATGATGGTAATATCAATTGGGAATGGAATGAAGAAAAGAAGGAATACGAGCCTCTTGGAGAATGGGATAGATATTTTTCAGATACAGCAGGCGATGGAAATATACTTCCGTATTTATTTATTCCAGACACTCAGACAAAAGTACGAAATTATCTTTGTTATCAAGTAAGTTTTCAAGACACAGTTAGATATCAACCTGGGTTAAAAGATACATTAGTTACATTTACTATCTTTGTACATGGCAACGATAGAATGGATAAATTAACAGGTATTCCAAGGCATGATTTAATTGCTTCTATTATAAGAGAACGATTTGCATGGTCTAATATCTTTGGAATGCAAACATATCTCATATCTAATCGTGAGTCCACAACAGATAATAATTATCTTGTACGTACTCTTGTGTTCCAACTTACAGATTTAAATAGTAAGGTTCAGACACCTTATGGTGGACAATCACAGATGATGAACTATCAGTTAAGGCGGTGATATTATGGCACAGCAAGATACTGATATGTTAGACGGGCTTCAAGCTGCTATCATAGCCGAAGCCCAAAAGAAAAAAGAGAATATACAAGAATATAAATTTGATCCACTTAAAATGTATTTTAAAGAAGATTACTTTGTTAAGGGTATTCGCATTGTGCAACCGACTATAGGCAATATTCTCAATATCGGTGAGTCAAAATTTTATTCTGGTCTTTCACCTTTTCTGTACAATTCTACTTCTATTCGTGTAATGTTATGGGATTTACCTCAACGAATAGATTGGTGTAAAGTAAAAGATATCGAAGTGTTTGGAATGTTAAAAAGCACAACAGATACTGATAATTCTGCAATTCAATTATTATTTCCAGATTATAGAATTGAACATATGCAGTTAATGCAGTTTCAAGAAAAAGATTCTGACAAACCTCAGTTATGCTTATATGATTCTGAAAATAATTTTATTTTAAAAGAATCTGAATATATGGAAATAGCAGAATATATTAGAACTCTGCTTAATATACACCCAAAAATAGAAAAAGCAAAAGGTAAAACAACAAAACAATGGATGATAGATGAAGATAGAATGAATATGGCACAACAAGAAGTTAAAAACTCTTCTACTCTTTTACCTCTTATATCAGCGTGTATCAATCATCCTGGTTTTAAGTATAAATTACAGGAATTAAGAGATGTTGGGATTTATGAATTTATGGATTCTGTTCAAAGATTGCAGATATATGAATCTACCCATGCACTTATGAGTGGAATGTATAGCGGTTTTTGTGATACATCTAAAATTTCAAAAGAACAATTTAATTTCATGCGTGAAATACATGAATAAGCAAGATTAGAGCGACTTGTATCGCTCTTTTTTAATACAAAAAAATAAAATTTAAGGAGGAATTTAGATTATGGCATTTAAGTTAGGTGACGTAATTATTGACCGTCTTCAGTTCGGTTATGGTGCTACAAAGACTAAAGCTCTTTATGCACTGACACAGTTGACAAATGCAACTATTGATATCACTGCTGATTCAACAGATATCAAAGATAAAGATGGTAACTTGATTTATAGAAAGTATTCAGGTAAGAGTGGTGAAGTTACTGCTACTAATGCATTCATGAACCTTTCTGTAATTGAAGCTATTTCTGCTCAGGATGCTGAGATTGCTTCTGATTCTAATACAATTGTTATGCCTATTTTTAAAATTGTAAAAGCAGGTGAAACACTTGATATTACAGATGCTGTTGAGGATTCATTTATTGTAAATGCACTTTCAGCGAATGGTTCACTTGGAAAGGCTTATACAAAAGGTTCTGCTGTTTCTGCGACAGAATTCAAAGTAGACACAGAAACAGATCACAAACTTACACCACCATCAGATCCAGAGGAAACACAGTATCTTATTAAGTTCAAGAAAAATGTTAAGAGTGGTGCTAAACTTACAATTTCTGGTGATAAATATCCAAAGGCACATGAGTTATACTTCAAGGCTCTTGCGGTTGATAAATGTGAAATTGGAAGCTATCGTGGTTGTATTATTCATATTTCATCATTCATGCCAAGTCCAGAAGTAAGTCTTGCACTTCAGGGTGGAGATTCACAGACAATGGATTATAAGGGTGCAATCCTTACAAATGCATGTTCTACATCTCAGGATATGGTTGAAATCTACTTTGTAGACGAAGAAGAGGAAGTCTAATCTTTATACAACCAAAACATATTTAGAAGAGTGGTCTTCCACTCTTCTATTATATTTAAGGAGATGAATGAATGAGCAAGAATGATTTAAGAATGTGCTGCGTTTGTCATGAGGAGTATTCATTTTGCCCAGTTTGTAATCCAGAAGACAGATTAAAACCCACATGGCATTTTGCTTATTGTAGTGAAAATTGCAAAGACATTTACAATATTACTTCTTCATTTGAAGATGGACGCATGACAGATATTGAAGCAAAAGCAAAATTAGAAAAACTCGATTTAAGCAAAAAAGAATATTTGGGTGAAAGTTATCAAAATTCTATTGCTTCAATTATGAAGGCAAAAACACAAGTTATTAAGAAAGAAAATAAAAAGGCAGAAGTTAAATCTGTCAAAAAGGATATTATTACAAAAGTCGAAAACGAGGCTGAAAGTGATGTTGAACAGTGATTTTGAAAACTCTATAGGGGAATATAACATTACTGTTTAATGCTATATTCCCCTATTTTTTACGAATATTGTATGGAATGAAAGGATAATATGGTTAAAACAAATTTAAAACCGAGGGATTATTTACCACATGAGGCAGTTAGAATTGTTAATCCCAAACAGTCTCTTCTTTATATAAAAAATGGTGTGTTTCCTATAGACATGTACGCAAGTATTGATGAAAAAACAAATAATTCAATTCTTGCAATGGTGTTTCTAAAGGAAGACACATATGAAGTATATCAAAAATGGTGTAATTATGAATTAAATTAGGTGGTGATTGAATGTACTTAGACAATGCTTCGACCACTCCATTAAAATCGGAAGTTAAGGATTATATTATATCTCTTTTGGACACATACCAGAATCCATCGTCAATGTATCAGTCTGGTGTTAATGCGAAACAAATAATTACCACAGCACGAAATAATGTCGCCAAATTCATCAATACAAATCCAGAAAATATTATTTTTACATCGGGCGGTTCAGCCAACAATACGCTTTTTATTAAAGGTTATACTCAGAGAAATGAATGTAGAGTGTTATACTCTCCTACTTCACATAAATCGGTGCTGAAGTGTGTAGAATCACTTAAATATAAGTGTTCACTTAAAGTTGATTATACAGGAAAAATTGATCTTCAAGATCTTAAAGAATGTTTATCTATAGATACAATGAAGAAGCTTGTAGTTATAGAACATGCTAACTCTGAGATTGGAACAATCCAAAATATAAAACAGATTATTGAAATGTGTCATTTTTATAACGCAATAGTTTTTGTAGATTGTACAGGTTCTATTAGTCAAATCCCTGTAGATATAAGAACTTTAGATGTTGATGGTTTGGGTTTTTCCGCACATAAGCTTTCAGCTCTAAAGGGCGTAGGTATTTTATATAAGAAGAAACATATCGAACTTGAACCACTTATATATGGTTCACAAGAACAAGGGTTATTTGGTGGTACTGAAAATGTAATAGGTATAGCTGCACTTGGTAAGGCAGTTGAAAATTATGATTACTCTTCTATTACATCTAATAATCGTGATTATATCTATAATTACATTAAAAATAATATTCCAGATTCATATTTGGTTGGTGCTGACTTGAAACATAGATTACCATATAATCTATACATATGTTTTAAAGGAATACAGGGTGAATCATTGATGACATTGCTTGATATGAACGGGTATCAGGTGTCAACAGGAAGTGCTTGTACAAGTGGTGATTTAACACCATCTTCTACTCTATTGGCTATTAAAATGAACAAAGAATATATAAATAGTTGTATAAGAATTACATTAAGTGGTGAAGAAGAGATTGCTGAACTAAATAAGTTTTGCGAAACATTAAAGAGATGTGTAGAAACATTAAGACAAATGAATAAATAAAAAATAAGGAGGATTAAAATTATGACAGATTTATCATTTTTAACAAATTTTGCAGTACCGATTATTGTTGGTATTTGCCTATGTATAGGTTATGTATTAAAAAATATTGTTACAACAGATGCAGTTAATAAGTATATTCCTGCAATCATGGGTGTATTGGGTGTGGTACTTAACGTATGGATGAATATGGCTTTTGCACCTGAAATATTACTTGGCGGTCTTGTCTCTGGTCTTGCTTCCACAGGTTTATATGAAGTATTTAAGAATTTTTTGAAGAAGTAAGAAGGGATGGTACGTATGAGTGGGATCTATAGAAAAACTTGCACATATTGATTATTTATTAGTCATTCTTGGGTTCTTTGCTATCTTATTCGCAGCTAAAGAAATTCTCGAAATATTCGGTTATTTTAAAAAGAAATTTCGCATTAAAACAGGAAACGAAGAAGATAAAGAAACTGTTGAAAATCGTATTAAAACGCTTGAAAAACATGATAATTGGCAGTACCAAGAAATTCAAAAAATATCTAGAGGCATTGATGATATTAAAGACAATCTTGTACAAAAAGAGATATCTGATATTCGATGGGAACTTCTTAATTTTTGTTCTGCTCTTACAGGTGGGCAGAATTATAATAGAGAAGCTTTTGAACATATTTTTCGAACTTATGAGCAATATGAAAAAATACTTGCTGATAATCATATGACTAATGGATATATCGTAGAATCAATGAAGGCAGTTAGAGAAATATACCACAATAAGCTTGTTAATGGTGATTTCAATTAGATGATATTTCTACCACAGTAAAAATTTACCATGATAAAATTTGTATAAACAAAATATACATATACATACTTAACATTATGGAAAATAAATTGTGGTATTACAGAAATCAGAAGGCATTAACATTACAAGAGTTATCAAGACTTAGCGGAATCTCAGTTGCAGCTCTAAATAAAATTGAGAATGGAAATACAAAGGATATACTTCTTAGCAATGCTATTATTCTTTCTCACATTCTTAATGTTGATATATATGAATTATTTTGCATTAAACATTGAGAAAGGAAGAATGAGTATGGGAAAAATGTTTTATAACTTAATATGTGAAGAACTATGTATAACAGGTGGTAAGGTTATATATATTGATACCAATGTTGGAAGTCTTGAAGAAGTACATAAGATAGTAACTGATAATGCTGATAAATACCCAAATGGAAAATGGGAATTATACCCTATGCAATTAGCGGTATAACAATACAATTAAATATAAAAACTTTCAATGAGAACGAGTCTAATTCAGGCTCGTTCTTTTATTTTGTCTAAAAATAAAGGAGGAACTTATGGCTTATAGAATTATAGATGTGTCAAGCAATAATGGACAGCTTGATTGGGATACAATTAAGTCAAGTATTGATGGTGTAATCATTAGAATTGGCTATGGCTCAGATATAGAAAGTCAAGACGATTCACAGGCTATTAGAAATATGCAGGAATGTGAAAGACTTGGCATCCCTTATGGTGTGTACATATATTCTTATTGTCTTAATATAGAAGAAGTAAGAAGTGAAGCTGCACATATATTAAGAATGATTCAGGGATTTAATCCTGTTCTTGGTGTGTGGTTTGATATGGAAGATGCTGACGGATATAAAAGAAATCATGGACTTGTTCCCGAACAGAACGGTGAACTTCTTACAGACTTTTGTATAGAATTTATGCAGATTGTCAAAGACGCAGGATATACAACGGGTGTTTACGCAAATTATAGTTATTTTACTAATGTATTAAACGATGGTAGATTAATGTCCTTTGAAGGATTTAACAGATGGCTTGCACATTGGGGAATAGATGAACCTTCGATGGATTGTCTGTTGTGGCAGTGTACATCAGATGCTGTTATTGATGGATCTTCGGCAAGAACAGATTTTAACTATTATTATGGAGAGTTACCTAATGTTGAACCAATTATTCCATCTGAACCAATCGAAGACAACTCTGAATCAGATGATATTAAAACAAAATATCATGTAGGAGATTATGTGTCATATCATACAATTTATGCGTCTTCTACTTCCGAAAATGGATTAACACCTTCAATTACGTGGGGTACAATTACTAATATCATTGCATCTGCAAGAAATCCATATCTTATTAACGATGGTACAGGCTGGATTAATGATGATTGTATTGTTGAAAATAATGAAAATACTTCTGAAACAGAATCTTCTGATGAGGAAGAATCTACAGGTCTTACTCATTCTGTTGGCGAATATGTCACATATTCAGCACTCTTTGCTTCTTCAGCTTCCGAAGAACCACTTAATCCACTTTATACAGATGGAATTATTACAGCTATCGCTGAAGGTGCGAGAAATCCATATCTCATCGAGAATGGCAGAGGTTGGGTAAATGACTCTGTTATTAATGGCAGTTCTGCACCAAAAGATAATTATGAAGAACCTTCTTATGATACATATGAAGTTGAAAGTGGAGATTGTCTTTCAGCCATTGGTGATAAGCTTGGTGTAGATTGGTGTTCTATTGCAGAAGCTAATGGTATCGGAGAACCATATACTATTTATCCAGGTCAGTCTCTTATTATACCTAGATAGTATACTAATAATGAAGAAAGTGTGGTTTCTTAGTGATTTTGAAGCCACACTTTTATTTATTCAAAATGTTTTTACCACTCCCTAGCCATGTGGTAAGGGCATTTTTTAATTTGGAGGGTGTGTGGCTAGACCACTCTCCTACCCTTAATCAAGAAAGGAATGAAAGATATAAAACTTATTTTAAATATGGATGTAGTGAATAGATATAATGAATATTATTTTTCTCAACATCCAAAAGCAAAGAAGAAACAAATAGAACATCCCTATCACCCCTCAATAAATGTTTGGAGTATAAAACCAAGAATACAAATGAATGCATTAAAACAATCATGGAAATCATTCATTATTTGGTGGATTAAAGATTTGGGATATGAAAATATGCACTTAGATAATGTAGATATTGAGTACGATATTTATCATCCAACTAAGAGAAGAACTGATCCCGATAACTTTTCACCAAAATTTATCCACGATGGTTTTGTGGAATCAGGATTCTTGGTTGATGATGATAGAGATCATTTACATAGTCTTACTATTAGATGCCATGTGGATAAAAATAATCCAAGAACAGAAATAAATATTATACAGAGTTAAAGGAGAATAACATAATATGAACAAAACATTAAAGGTTTATCAGGTAATTAACATCAATGCAAGAATTAAGAATGTGATCGAAGGCGAATCAGTAATTAATGCTGCATTTAAGTTTAAGTTGCTCAGATTATATTCAGAGATTCAGGGAGTTGTAAAAGATTTTGAAATGACTAAAGACTCACTTGTAAATAAATATGGTAAGGACGTTGTTGATGAAAAAGGTGAAGTTGTTCCTAATCAGAAGAGAATTAGTCCTGAAGACGAAAATTGGAAAGATTTTATTAAAGAAATTAATACAGTAAGTGATTCTGATGTGGATGTTAATTTTATGCCTATCAGTGCAGAAGAACTGTTTAGTATGAAATTGGACACTGATGCTTGTGCTGATTTAATACCGATTGTTGAAGAATAATTTATAAAGGAGATAAAGGAATTATGAAAGTTTTAGAATTTGTAGAGAGATACAATAACACAGTAAATAACTCATTAAAGGAACAGTTGTTGAGAAAAATTAAAATTACACCATATGTATCAATCATCAAGAAAGATGCTTACGCACAGTTGATTGTAGATAAGACAACATTTGAGCAGGAATCTTATGATGATAACGGAGTAACAAAATATCGTAAAACAGATAAGATTAGAGTAAATTCTGTTGCTCAGTATGTACAGTTTTGTCGTGCCGTGATTGAATTATATACAGACCTTGAGATTGATGAGGATGATAAAGGATTCATCAAGGGATATGATGCACTTAAGTCATCTGGTTTACTTGATATTTTAATGGTTGGTTCTGATAAAGCTGATCCACTTATTCCTATGAGTGAATTAAGTGAGTTCAAGACCATTTTAACAATGAAACAGTCAGACACTCAGTTCAATGAGACAACTACTCAGGCGTTTATTAGTAAACAGATTGGAAGGATTTCTGATTTGGCAAATGCTACTCTTACACCACTTGTCGAAGTTGTAAATAAGAAGCTTGATGAGATTCCGAAGGAAGATTTGGAAGGAAAAATTCTTGAATTTGCTAAGAAAGGCAATTTTAAAGAAGTTTAAGTAAATTCAAAATTCTTTGGAGGATTTATATGATAGGTGGAATATTATACGGACTTCTATGCGGATGGATTCTTACATTATTTAATGTGGATGAAATTTGTATTGAAGTGTTATCAATTATTCCATTTGAATTAACTACTGTACACTATTATTTTGTGTTTGGATTAGTTGGATTGATATATGGAATAATACATAATTAATAAAAGAAAAATAGCACCGTATTTCTACGATGCTATTTCCCTTCCATAAACAAATACCCCTTCTTTAGTAAATAGATAAATTATTTATTTAAGAAGTCACAATTAGCCAGATTGCGATGTTTTTAGATAGGATAAAATGTAATGGATTTTGTTTGCTTGTTCTGAACCCAATTATATACACTATATGTAGTGTTGTCAAGAAAGAAAATACTTTCTCTACTTGTTTTATTATACCTCAAGAACCTATGTAAATATAGGACTTACAATTATAGTTTTGTGTAGAAGAAGGTGGCTAATCTTCTTCACGTTCTATCAAATTCATAATTCAAGTAGGTACTTGTATTTTTGTAATATATTTAAATCATATTACTTTTTCTTATTGTCTCTGTAGACTGTATATGCAAATCCTAAGACTGCAACACAGGCAGAAACTAATGAACACGCAAACTCCATTTCAGTTTCTCCTTATCTACCTATACTTACCACAGATGTTAGTATGATTATATCATACATACAATAAAATAAAAAGTAATAATTTAATTTTAGGCTCTATGCGTGTCACAGCGTATAGAGCTTTTTCTTATGGAGAGTAGTGATACTGCTCTCCTATTTTAGTGTAAAAATAGTGAAATTATAGTGAAATTTTTGGAGGTGATTAGATTGGCAAGGATAAGTCCAGAATTAAAGAAACAACTACATGATATTGCACAAAAACAAGCAGAAAAGATAGCAAAAGAATTTGAAGATAAAATGACTGAACATTATATAAGTGTTCTTGATTGGTATTATGGAGAGCCATATCAGACGAATCCTCCACATTATGAAAGAACAAGCAATTTAAGAAATTCATATATTCCATATTTTAAATCTACTAATTCAAGTGTGATTGGTGGAATTGAAATATCTGGTGAAAGTATGAATGACTATGGTAGAAAGTCAAAAATTTCTGGTGAAGATTATCTAAGTAAATTCTTTTTTAATCCATTAGGAACTTGGCATGGTGGTGATTGGCATGGTGGATATGGCGTACTAGCCAATTTCAATGCATATAACGAAATGGTTAATTTTTACAAATATACAGTAAAAGATTTTAGAAAGAAATATGAAATATAGAAAGGAGAAATTAAATGGTTGAAGAATTAAAACTTGCCATAAAAATTGATGATGCGACTATTGAGCAATCACTATTGAAACAGTTTGCTAATGCACAAAAAATGGCTGACAAGGTTGTTCTCGATTTTAAAAATGTAAACTTCGATGATAAACAGATAGAAGCCAAATTTAAGGAAATGCAGAAGAAGGCAGGTCAGAATCCGATTGATTTTAGCATTAGTGGTAATACACTTGATATGCTTGGTCAGATTGATAAAAGACTTACTGAGATATTCAGTATTGGAAAAGGAAAATCATTTATTGACTCCTCTTCTATCGTTGCCGATATTGGCAAGATAGAGAATAAAATAAATGAACTAAACAAGAATTACGAAGAAGCTCAAAAAAAAATATCCTCTATCGGTTCAGGTAATATTTCTGGTAAAGATGTAAATCTTGTCGATAATGAAGAGTTTAAAAAATTATCTCAAGAAGTATCTGAGTTAAAAAATCAATTTGATGATTTAAAGACTCATATGCAGTTACTTGACGATTATACTGTTCCTACTGATAGATTTTTTGAATTGCAGTCTCAGATAGAAACTACAACTGTTAAAGTTTCTGATTTAGTTGAGGAATTTGCAAAGTTATCAAATGCACAGAAAACACTCTCTTCTACTTCACAAGAATCGAATATTTCATCTGGAATGAAAGACGCATTTCCTGATAAAGATATTTCTACATCTGTAGATTCTGCTACTAATTCCATCAAAGAAGAGAATAATGTATTAGAGCAGAATACTCAGAAAGTTAAGGAAAATGCTGATGCGAAAAAGAAATTAACTGATACTGATAAGGAAGTATCAAATGTTGATTTGTCAAAATATGATAACCGTCTTGAATCATATACCAAGAAAACATCTGGTTACGATACTACTATTGCAAGGTTTGAAAATGGCGGTTGGACAAGCGATACTTATAAGCAGAGGGTTAATGCTGTCAAAGAAGCCGTTAAGCAATATGCAGATATTCTTAATAATTTTAAAAAACATCCCGAATTAGTAAATGATGATGAGCTTGGTAAATTAGATAAACAAGAAAAGCTTATTAAGGATAATATTATTGCTGTTCAGAATATGTCGGCTGCCGAAAAGGGCTACTCTCTTGTATCTGGTCAGAAGGAACTTGATAAAATCAATAATATTCTTAAAGAACATTCTGGAATGTCACGAGAAGCTAAGAATCAGATAAAAGCTTACTACACTGAAATTAAATCTGGTAATCCAAGTGCTAGTTTAGATGTTATTCATGGAAAGATTATGCAAATAGTCAATGCTGAAATTGAAGCTGGTCGTGGCGGCAAGAGTATGTTTGATGCTATCAAAGAAAAAGCTTGGTATGGTGTTGCTAGTGCTATCGGTACATATTTTGGTTTTAATGATTTAATAAGATACGGTAAAGAAGGAGTTAGTATTGTTAGACAATTAGATACTGCTCTTACTGAAATGAGAAAAGTATCCAATGAATCTGTTCAAAGTTTGAAGAAATATCAAGATACCACATTTGATACAGCAGATGCAGTTGGAACTACTGCGAAACAGATACAAAATTCCACAGCGGATTGGATGCGTTTAGGTGAAAGTATGGATACTGCTGCTAAATCAGCTAAAGATGCAAATATCTTACTTAACGTATCTGAATTTGAAGGAATAGATGAGGCAACCGAATCACTTGTGTCTATGAGTCAGGCGTATAAAGATCTTGATAAAATGGATATAATTGATGTTCTCAATAATATTGGCAACAATTATAGTATCTCGACAGATGGATTAGCAACTGCTCTTAAAGATTCAGCAAGTGCATTAGTAACTGCAAACAATGATCTTAATGAAGCTGTTTCGTTGACTACGGCTGGCAATGCTATAACTCAAGATCCATCTAAGGTAGGGGCAGGTTTAAGAACGATTTCTCTTAGATTGGTTGGTACAGAGGAAGCCAAGGAGGAACTTTCAGATTTAGGCGAAGAAACAGATGGAATGATAACCACAGTATCAAAACTGAGAAATACTATCCAGTCTGCAACTTCTGCTGCAACAAAAGATGGTAAAGGTTTTGATATTTTTGATTCAAATGGAAATTATAAGAGTACATATGAAATCATGCAAGGATTGGCAGATTTGTATGATGAAATTGTCAAGAAAGATAAAGAATTAGGAACAAATAATCTTAACTTATTATTGGAGACTATAGCAGGCAAAAACCGCAGCAATATTGCTGCTTCTATTCTCCAAAACGGTGATATGCTTCGTTCAGTATACGAGGATGCTCAAAATTCCGAAGGTTCAGCAGAAAAAGAATTAAATTCTTATTTAGATAGTGTTGATGGAAAGTTTCAACAACTTCAAAATAGAACGCAAGAATTTTGGTACAATGTAATTGATACTACAACTGTTAAATCTGTTTTAGATTTTACCACAGATTTAACTGAAGGTGCTTCTAAATTTTTTAAATTAGTAGAAAAGCATCTTCCAACCATATTAGGAGCAATTGCAACTATTATTGCTTCAAATAAAAGCGGTGGTTTGATAAGGTTAATAAATTTTATTAACAACTCTCCTTTCCTAGCTACCGTAGAGTTTAACCGTGAGGTGTACGAGCTTATTATATAATAAGTAAGGACTCTAATTGTAAAATAACAGACGAATGATTAACGAGTAATGTCGTTAATACCTAAGATTGACAGGGCAATGAGAAAAACTTAGGTCGAGGAAGGCTACCCTGATTTTAACTACCAAGTTATAATACGAAAGGTTATAATGGCAAATGTGAAAGCATAAGGTATGGTAATAATGTTAAAATAATAAGCCAGAAATTCGCAGCCGACAGTCCTAAAATGTAAATTCATTAAGGACTATGTTCATCGAGTATAAGGGTTAGATGGTTTTATTAATCATTAATGTGTACTCAGGGGAGAATAAGAGATGTACTTAAAATAAAGTGAAAGTTGATACACTTTACATCGTAATTAATATATTGTGAGAGGTATATTTATTAATTACAATCAACATAACAGAGAATAATAAAATAAAGAGTAGAAAAAATCTACTCTCCTATGTAAAAATAATAATAATATTCCCACCAGATTCAATAATTAAAAACATAATTTAATGACAATAAACAACGCTATAAGCGCAATAACAAAAGACGTGCTCATTCTAATATGGCAATTCATAATGTCGTTCCTCCTTTTATTAGTTTCTTCTGCTTTGTATACAACAGAAACACTGAAGGGGTTTATTGCCCAAGCAATACCTGCTCGGCGACCGACTATATTTTTAATTATATATTATCTGGCTCCCTTACGCTTACCTTTTGGATAAGTATGCCTCCCAGATATTTTTATTATATCATTATATCATATTTTTACAATTCAGAACATAGGTTTTGAGGAAAATGTATAGTATTAAAGAGTCTTTTTATGCATATTGACATGATCATAAGATTAGTGATTAATAATAAAATAGGACTGTCGTGAGACAGCCCTACTGATGAAATAAAGGAGAATAAATATATAAATGAAGAACATTAATGATGAAGATTGATATTGATATCCTTAGAAGTCATTTCTGCTAAACTTCCAGTTTTGGAATCACTGTAGTCTTTGCAGATTTTAGCAATGTAACATTTGCCAACAATTGAAGCTATGTGGCATATTACATAACATATTCCAAGAATTATTGAACCGATTATCTCGGCATATAATATATTCAATATGTATTTTCACCTCCCTTCTTAGTAAGAATATAAATAAGTAGGGAATATTCTTTTAGCCCAGAATGGGCAGATATTTATTCCGACTGCCATAAAAATAGACATTGGGACAACCTTCGGTTATAGAGTGTTATGGCACACATCTATGTTGCTTCTCCAATGTCTATATTTTACCATTGTATTTAATTCAATACAATCCAGAACAATAGTTCTAATTATGTAATTGTGAATCAATATACTCTTCTCTTTCGGATTTCGTCATTGAGAAGAATTTTTCAAATTCTATATCAAGATTTTTGCATTTAATGTTGCATGTTCTGCATGTACATTTAATATAATGCGTGTATGTGATTCTATGACAATTAGGACAATAATGGATTTTAAACATAATCTAACTCCTTTGTGTGGTATCTAAATCAGTCGTATTATTAAATGTTAATCATTACATATTATCCTTTTCAATATCGAGCGTTATTTTATCATCACTTAATGAATATTCTCTATGATAGAATTTATTAATATCCATATTTAATGCTTCAATTACCTTACAAGCGGTTTGGAAAGTGGCTGATTCAATTTTGCGTTCTCCACTTTCAAATTTTTGATATTGTTGAAGTAGAATTCCTGCTTTTTCAGCGACCTCTTGCTGAGTTAATCTAAGATTAATTCTTCTTTCTTTGAGTATATTAGATGTTGTTAATAATTTAAAAAATTCTGTTTTCATATTTTCCTCCTATCACATTCGTTTGAGTGTATTTTACATTCAGGTGAATGTCTTGTCAAGTACGAAAATACTAAACAAATGTTCTTGTAGATATATGTCAATTATTGGTATATAATACTTTATTATATATTAATGATTGGGGAAAATTATGTTAAAGAAACCAAATGAAGATGTTAAAGCGCTTATAATTAATATTATTAGCAACATTATTTTTCAGTTAATTATTTTAGCTGTATCAAGTAGTGGAATATTATATTTTTTTCATGAAAAATATAAAGATTTATCTAACAACAAGATAACTATATCATTATTAGAATTGATAATTCTATTAGTAATGTTTACGGTATCCATCTTAATTGTACTTTCGTTAATAAAAAAATTAATAAAAAGAAATAGAAAAAATAAAGAAAGTAATAATATTTTTAATGATATTAAAGATTATTATTTTAGTGACTATAAAAAACAAGTAACTATTTATAATAATGGAACAGGTATTATAATACATAAATTTACAATTGTAGTTAATGATGTAAAGAAACTTAAACAAATTAGAAGAAAACTTAATATTGAAGATGGCGCAAAAACTTCAAACTTTCCACCTTTGGAATCAATGAAAAAAACTAATATGTCTGAAAGATTTAAAGATTTTGGTTTTTGGTATGATTCAAAAGAAGGTATAATAATGAATGTAGATGAATTTTATTGGGATAATAAGTCTACAGTTGAAAATAAAAAATTAAAAAAGAATCCGCAAGAATTAAGGTGGATATTTAAAATTAATTCAAATAAATTAGTACAAAACCAATCATATGAAATATGCTATGTTATTAGTGTTCCTGGTTTGTCAGCTTTGAAAAATGGAAAGCTTGATGTACAATTATTAAATGATCCATTAGATTTGAATAGTTCTTCAAATATGCACATAGACCATAAAATACAAAATCTTACATATATAATCTCGTTTGAGAATGGGGTTAGTTTAAATACACAACCTCAATGTCAATATAAAATAAATGAACAAGATGAGTTAAAAACTGTTGACATTCAAGGAAAAGAAGAATATGATTTGTTATATACAAAATACATATTCAATATTAAAGAGCCAGCATTTGGAAGTAATATTTCTATTAATTGGAAATATAATACTTTATAATATTGAATAAAAGGAGGTAATTTGCATGAAAGGAGTAATTTTAATCGCAAGTTGTAATTTGGAGAAGGATGGTGGCGATTGATTTAAAATTGTGTTTTGAATAAAATGTGACGAAGAGCAGGATTAACCTCCTGCTCTTTTATATATTGCTTTTCTATCCCATCAGTCTTTATCTTCTCCGCTACATTCGTCACTATGTTCACAGAATTCACAATAACATTCATCAGTATAATCACCTGTTTGCCAACATAGTTCTGTTGGAGACATATCATCGTTCATAAACTCACCACCCCTCTACTTAAAATTATTGTAAGGTAAATAAGGAATATTTTACCATTTTATATTACGATTTGTTTTAAAAATCACTCTCAAAAGAAAGGATTGTCTTATATGAAATCAAAATCAAAACCTCCAATTAAAACAGCTACCAACAACAATAATGACAAAGTTAATATTGATAACCGACCACCGTTACCATACCACAATTTGACAACCTCTGTTCCAGAATTACTTTGTATATTTTGTCGTAAGGATAATAACTAATTATTGTGTTTTTCTGTATTTATCAACTCAAATATTTCACTCACTCTTGAAGTAAGATTAGCTTGAGGTAATAGTGGTTTCTGTTGGTTGTTACTGTTATTATTATTTGTGTTCTTTTGACTTGTGTTGTCTGTATTATTTGTTGGTATAAAATTACACATCCTTATCACCAGGTATATCCGCAATTACAGCACTTGAATGTCTTATTAATTTTCTTACTAAAGATACCAAATGCAACTATTGAAGCTCCACGTTCTATTCCACCCATCTTTTTGATGTTTGTAGAACCGCAAGTTGGGCACTTAGGTTTATTAGCATTTTCCTGTTCTTCACGCTTTTGCTTACCAAGATTGAAATAGTAATCCGCTTCTGCTCCACGCATAGATTCCTCGAATTTACGCTTTTCTTCAGCTTCTTCTTCGGGGGTTAGTTTTTGACCAGCTTTTTTGTTACCAGTCAGTCTTGTATATTTGTCATAACGAAAACCGAACCAGAAATCAGGATTACCAAGGGCTAATTCTTTATATGATTTTTCGTTAAAATATGGTGAGTTTTCAACTTCTAATTGAATTTTAACTTCATATTCATCTTTTTCATCTTCGGTCATTTGTTCATATTGTTCTCTTGTTAGACCATCATCAACAATATGAGTGCTACCACAATTGCAACAATAGTCTTCATAGAACCAACAACAATCTTCTGCTCTAATAAAACAGCATGATAAACAATATTTCATATATATTTACCTCTCTCACTTAATATATAAAATATAATATCATTTTTATATATATACTGCAATATTTTCAGCATATAATTAACGATAGGAAAAATTTTAGCTGATAATTGGGGTATTACTGATAAATTAGGTGGAACAAAAAATTTTAAAGAAGTCGAAAAATTATCTACATTAGATTTTAAAAATTTCAAAGAATTAGAAAATACCATCGCCAATGCTAAAGGTGATACAATTCAACTTCAGAAGGTATTAACTGAAACCTTTGAAGATGGTAAGTATTCAAAAGTAAATGGTCTTGAAGAATATATTAAGAAAAATAAAACACTTGATAGAGGTTCTATCAATGAACTTATTACTAAACAGAATTATGAGAACATTGCAAAACAGTCTTTCAGTTTTCAAGGTATTAATGCGAATATTAAAGAATATAACAGTCTCTTAAAGAATTCTGTAAAAGAGAGTAATGCTTTTGCTGAAGTTGTTGCTTCTCATAATATGAAACTTGGTAATTATCTTACAAGTCTTAATGGTGCAAATGCTGGACTTGGTGGATATATTAAAAGTCTTGGTATCGCAAAGTTAAAGACAACTGCATTGTCAATTGCTACTACTGCTTTAAATATGATTATAGGTGCTATAGCTTCAGCTATTGCTTCATTCATTATAAAAGGTATTTCCAATATAATAAATAGTGCCGAGAATATGAAAAAAGCTGTAGATGATATAGTTACATCATATAATGATAGTTTAAAGACTCTTGAATCACACAAAAAGACTATCAATGACATAAAAGATGATTATAAAACCTTATCAAAAGGTGTTGATGAATTAGGCAATAATGTTTCACTTACGACTGACGAATATAAAAAATATCAAGACATTTGTAACCAGATTGCCGACATTTACCCTTCTTTGATAGCAGGACATACTTCTGAGGGTAATGCAATATTAACCTTAAAGGGCAATGTTGAAGCTTTAACAAAAGCATATAAGGATGAACAGAAAGCAGCCGCTGCAAGTGTTATAAGTGGCAGTGATAAGGAAAATACCAATGTAGTCAAGAATTATAAAAATGAATCAAAAACTGGCATAAAAAGTGCATTTAAGTCTGCATTTACATTTAATTCTGATAAATCTACGGTAAATGGATTATCTACAACTCAAAAGATATCTTATCTCGAAAGAGCTACAAATTTATCTATTAATGAGTTAAAAAATAAATCGGGTTCTATAGGTTCAGATAATGTATTTAGAAGTTTATTAAAGACATATGGATTAGATACTGATAGTACTGACCAAGAGGTTACTACTATCATTCAGAATATGAAAGCTGATTTGTCAACTTATCAGGCTGAAGTTGATGAAGCAATGAAAGGAATTAAAACTAAGGCGAATGCGTATTTTATATATAATTCAGATTATGATAATTTGAATGACGAACAAATAAATCAGATAAGTTCCTTAATTGATAAGGCATTAACTGAAGAAATCGCTGACACTTTTAATAAAGATTCTGATATAAATAGTAAATTTGTACAAAAAATTATTGATGGTATCGAGAATAATAAAGAGGGTATTTCTAATGCTTATAAGTCTTTATTGACAATTGATCCTAATAACATGGGTGATGTATCAAAAGATAAGCAGGCAATTGATGGCTACATTAAGAAAATTGCTGATTATATTGGAACAGATGCAGAATCTTTGAAAAAAGGTCTTGGTTATGATGTAGCTGATGACATATCTCAACAATATAACAACATTATAGAAGAAGCAAAAAAGAAAGAATTTGATTTTGATTGGGATTCTTGGTTTAAAGAACATTCAGTTAATACTCAAGAAGAAATTAATAAATGGAAAGAAATTGCATCTTCTGCTAATAGTGCTGCTAAAGCACGAGAGAATTATGCTAAACAGGCAAACACTTTCAAAGAAACTAAATTATTCGATATGGGAAGTGATAATGCTCTGTCAACATTAAGTAAGCTAAATTCTCAATTGGACGAAATTCAATCTGCTTATTCTACACTCTCTTCCGCTGTTTCTGAATATAACAGTAATGGAAATATTTCAATTGATACAATGCAATCCGTTATCGCATTAGGTGATAATTGGCTTGATTACATTGATATGGAGTCTGGTGCATTTACTCTTGACCAAGAAGCTTTAAACAAACTTACTCAAGCTCGTATTGAGGATATGAAACAACAGGCACTTGCTAATTTAGCTTCTACCGTTGAAAGTATCACAACTGAAGCAGATGCAACAAAATATTTAGCTTCGACTAATTATGATGCTGCAAATTCATATCAAGAATTGGCAAAGGCAAAGTTATCAGAAGTACAAAGTAATCTTCAGAAGAAGGTGGAAGAAGGTTCACTCTCACAAGATTCATATGATAAAATAATTTCTAAATTTGAATCTGATGCTAATAAGATATCTCAGATATTTGATAATACAAGTTTTAAACTTACAGCAGATGGTTCAATTGGAGATAGTTTATCAGAACTAGAGTCACATGCTAATCTTCTTAAATCTATACAGGACGAGTTACAAAATACAAGCAGATTATCATCTTCTACTTTGGATTCAATTGCTAAAGCATTTCCTGAGTTGAATGAGTCGGTTAAACAGTTCAGAAACGGATTATTGAGTTCAGAAGAATTATTCGCATTATTAGAACAAGCTTATAATGATGATGCTGATGCATATATTAGTAATCAAATAAAGAAGTCACAATATGATGGTACATATTATGATAACTTAGTTTCAGCAAACAATGAATTTTTCCAAGGTTTATTTGATGCTTATGGTGAAGATTTAGAAAAGAGTAAAAATTTAGCCCATGCAAAGAAAGTCATAAATGACAAGGTAATAAGTTTATTAGCTTCATCATGGGGAAAATTCTATCAAACTGAAATAGATAATGCTACTGGCTTAATGAAAATAGCAAGTAAGGCTACTTCTATGGATGATGATATGGATTTAGGTCTTGCTATTGCACAAAATGGAGGAAATGAAGAAGAATATTTTTCAGATTTTCTATCTACTTTACAAAAGACTGTAGATGACTATAATGCTTTACAAAATATTGCTATAGATACAACTTGGGGTGGCATAGATACATCATGGAAAGGTTTATCTGGTTATGATTCTTCATCAAAAGATACAAAAGAGACAGCCGAAAAACTCAACTGGATTGAACGCTTAATCAATAAAATCTCAACAGCATATTCACGACTTAAGAATATTGTATCAGATACAACAACTACATGGCTCAAGCGTAATAACGCATTGTCAGATTCTATAAGCACACTTGCAGATGAGATAAATGCACAGTCAGATGCTTATGAGTATTACATGAATGCATTTAACTCATATGGTCTTGATGACTATTATAAGAATCAGATTGCAGATGGTTCTATAAGTATTGATGTTATTTATGATGAGGACTTGAAGAATGCTATATCTGATTGTCAGGATTTCTATGATAAGGCACAGGATGCTAAGACTGCTGTTCAAGAACTTAATATTGAGTTAAAGGGACTTGCTAAGAGTAGGTTTGATAATGTAGCTTCCGAATTTGAAGAAAAGATTAATAAGATTGTTGCCGTTAGAGATTTATACAGTAAAGAAGATGAACTTATGAACGAAAAGGGTTGGTTCTCTTCTACTCTACTCAATTCAGCAATGATTGACCAGGAAAATAAGAATCTTCAAAAACTCGAAGCCGAAAGGGATGCTTTAGTCAATGCATTAAATTCTGCTGTAAATTCTGGAAGCATTATGCCTGAATCAGAGGATTGGTATTCTATGCAGTCAGCAATAGATGAAGTTTCTTCAAGTATTTTAGATGCTAAGAAGGCTTTGGTCGAGTATGATAATACCATTCGCCAGATTAATTGGGATGCCTTTGATAGAACTCGTGATGACGTTGAAAACCTTATTACTGAAACAGACTTCCTTACAGAATTACTTAAGGATGTCGGAATAACTGATGATAATGGTAATATGACCAAAGAAGGTCAGGCTGCTCAGGCATTACTTGCACAGAAATACCAATTATACCTTAATCAAGCAAAAGCTTATAAAGATGAAATTGCTAAAATTGATGCTGATTTAGCTAATGATCCTTATGACAAAGAGTTACTTGACAGAAAACAAGACCTTATTGATAAGGAACAAGAAGCTATTAAGTCTGCTATGAGCGAAAAAGATGTCATTAAGGATTTGACTAATGATGCTTATAGTGATTTTATTGATAAGCTTGGAGATGCCATTGATAAATACAAAGAGCTTATGAGTACTATGAAGGACGCTTACGATTATGAGAAATCTATTCGTGAGAAAACGGAAGCTCTTAATGTTTTAGAGAAACAATACTCTGCTTATCAAGGTGATAATTCTGAGGAAGGTAAGAAGAATATTCAGCAGCTTAAAGACCAGATTAATTCTGCTAAAGATGATTTGAAAGATACTGAATATGAAAAGCTTATTAGCGACACTGAGAAAATTTTAGATCAATTAAAAGATAATACACAAGAATGGCTCAATCAGCGATTGGATCAATTGGATAATCTAATTCAGGATATTATTGACCAATCTAATGATAATGCTTCTGATATTGCAGAAACTATTACTTCTACTGCTGAAAATTATGGTTATAAACTAAGTGAATCAATGGCTTCTATATGGAGTACTAATACTGGTAATATAACTAAGGTTCTTGATAATTTCAGCACAAGTTTCATTGATAGCAATTCAAAGATTAAAGATGTTTGTGATAATATCAATTCCGCTGTACAGGGATTACTTGCAAATAGTAATGCCGAGGCACAGAGAGTTGCCGATGAGATTGCAAGACAGCAGGCTGAACAGAATGCAAGTTCTGATGGCGGTTACTCAGGTGGTAATGATTATTCTGATGATGATTGGAGTGGAAACTGGGATACTGGTTCAGATGATAATGATTCTTCTGGAAGTGACGGTGTTGATTGGATATATAGTAAGGATTATTTCGATAAAAATAGTTTAAATATAGACACATCAATCGTGGATCGCCTTAAGCTACACGATTATGATTCATCATTCGCAGCTCGTAGTCAGTACTACGATCAAATGGGTGGTGAAGGACAGTATTACGCTACTTATGATCAGAACGTATGGATGCTTGATTGGATGAAAAGTCATGGTTATCGTAAAGGAACTAAATCAGCAATAAGTGGACTTCATATTTATGGTGAAGATGATCCAGGTTCAGAAGTACTTGTTACTAAGTATGGTGTGCTTCGTCAGTTTGATTCAGGTGATACAGTATTCAACAAAGACCAAGTCGAAAAACTTTGGAATCTTTCTAAAGGAATCACTACACCAAACATGTATATGGATAATCTTGGTGCTAAGTTACCTGATATCTCTAATATGTCTAACAACCTGTCTAATAAGGTTGATGTCCAATTTGGAGATGTAACTTTATCATTACCTAATGTACGAAACTACGAAGACTTTATGAAAGAAGCCCAGAAAGATCCTAAGTTCGAAAAGATGATACAAAACATGACTCTTGGACAGACTCTAGGTAGGAATTCATTAAACAAATTAACATTTAGATAAAATATCAACTAAGGCATACCATAATTGGTGTGTCTTTTATTTAAATTATCTTATACGGAGAATCAATAATGTCGAAAATAAAAAAAAATAAAGAAAGTAATGAATTGCAGTATTACAAAAGTCACTGCAATCTACTCGAAAAAGAAAACGCAGAACTAAAAGCTAAAATTGCCAATTATGAAATCACGGTTTCAATGAGTGGTAAAGGCGTTGATGAGAAGGTTAATGACCTCGCTCTGCTTATAAAAAAGGCACTTATATCGAAAAATATGTACGAAAAACTTTGTAATGAATATAAATCCAAGATTGCTGTTTTGGACGAAAAAATAGCCGAAATGGATTCAATTAAGGCAGGCTATATAAACAAATTGAATAAATTTTTCAAAAGTTTATTCAGAATTTTCAAATAAAAAAGGATGGTGAAAGACATGTTTACTGATTTTCAATATGCAAACGAGTTGGCAAGTGATTACGGATTAGTTGCGGTTAATTTCGACTCTTCCTCTGGCGGTGCTGAAACTGTCTCATCTGGTTCTAATCTGACATTCAATTCAATTAAATCGGTTGGGCAAGATATATCTGAATTATATGGAACATCATATGAAGAAGATTATTCTTTCATCATCCAGTTATGTAGATTAGATTATAACTGTGAACCTCTTCCAATAACACCAGAAGAATACAGTGCAATCAACAGGTGGCTTAATAGAAAGAGATTTGAACAGTTCAAAATAAATAAAGAAGGCTATGAGAACATATCCTTTTATGGATCATTTAATATCCAAGCAATTAAGATTAATGATGATATATATGGAATAGAATGCACGTTTACTTCCAATGCTGCTTATGCTTTTAATGATGGTAACGATTTAGTTTTCACAAATGTAAAGGAGTTCTGTGTACATGATGATTCAGATGAGATTGGAGAAACTTATCCTTACACGACAATAACTTGTAATGAAGCTGGTAATCTTACTATAACTAATTCAGCAGATAACGAATTATTTATTATTGAGAATTGTTCACAGGGAGAAAAAATCACTCTTGATAATAAGCATGGAATAATTACATCTGATAATCTTAATCACAAGATTGCCAATGATTTTAATTACAATTGGTTAAAAATTATAAACACATATAACAACAGAGATAATTACTACTCTTCTACACTTAATATAAATATAACTATGAATTATCAATCTGTTAGAAAGGTAGGAATTTAGTGCAGAAAATTAATGTAAAAAATTTACTTAGAATGCAGAAAACTGGTCAAGGCATAAGACCTTTACATATTATTCTAGGTAACAGAAATCTTGAAAAATTTGGCGAAATTATTAATATTCCTGCCGATTCTATAACATATCATCCACAATTCAATGTAGTTGACGAATTATCATTTAATGTATATAAAGAAAAAAATGATAATGTTGAAAATCTGTGGGATAAAATCGTTGATTTTAAAACGATATACGTTAAAGAATATGATGAATGGTTCGAGATTACAGTTGGAACAGACGAATCAGAAAAAAATACAAAGAAACTTGTAACAGCTAAATCGTTGTGTGAAGCTGAACTTGGGCAAGTAATTTTACACGACATTGAAATTAATACAGAGGATGATATTGCTCGTGAAGAATACACCGAGCCAACTATATTTTATAACCCTGATAAGAAAGATAGTTCTTTGCTGGATAGAATTTTTGAAAAAGCACCTGGTTATACAATTGCTCATGTCGATGAAACTCTCTTAAAAATTCAGCGTTCATTCAGCATAGATGGTACAAGCATATATGACTTCTTAACAAGCACTCTTTCTCAGGAAATTGGATGTATATTCTTATTTGATTCAAATACAAGAAGTGTCTACGTATACGATATGGAAACTTGTTGTTTGGATTGTGGATATAGAAGCGAAGATGTGTTTACAATTTGTCCTGAGTGTGAAGGAACAATTTTACATGAACCATATGGCAAAGATACATCAATCTTTGTAGATAAAAATAATCTTGGTTCTGAAATACAGCTAACATCGGAAACAGACAGTGTTAAAAACTGTTTTAGAGTTATTGGTGGAGATGATTTAATTAATGCAACATTGAAGAACATTAATCCTAACGGCAGTAATTATATATATTATTTCAATCAAGATACTTTGTCAGATATGCCAGATGAGCTACAATCTAAGATAAAATCATATGATGAACTTGTTGATGAATACACTAATAACAAATCTTTTTCCTTAGAAGCTTCTCTTGTAAATCAATATAACGATATTATTGAATATATCAAAAAATATTATCCCGAAACTACATACTCTTCTATTCAACAGCAGTATATAGGTTGGAGTAATATAACATCTGTGTATTATGATGTCATTGATTTATATTCTTATCTTAATAATTCTATGATGCCGACATGGAAGCAAGAGGATAAAACAGCGGCATCTCAATTAGCTTTGCTTACTCCATCTAATTTGTCTCCTGTAGCGGTTACAGATGTAAGTAAGATATCTGTTTACACTGCTAACAATGCAGTTCTTGCGATGGCAAAAGCAATCATTGATACTTCCATTTATAAGATTGAAATTCTTGATGGTTCTACACTTAAATCTCAAACATGGACTGGTCGCTTCAAATTAACCAATTATTCTGACAGTAAAGACACAGCTGAAATGAAAGATGTTATAAGTATTGAAATCAACGATGATTATATTGCTTACGTTAATCAGCAAGTAGATAAAGCGATGGGTAAGGTTAATGATCAAGGTCTTCAGGATATTTATAATACTAAAGATATTAACAAATTCAAGGAAGAAATTCACAAGTATTCTGCTCAAAGATTGACTTCTTACCAATCTGCTTATCAGTCAGCAATTAATATTCTCACTGAACAAGGTGTCGCATCTAATTCTTCTGATCTACACGATTCTATTTATCTCCCATATTATGAACGTTTTATCGCATTAGAGACTGAATTATCTTATAGAAATTCCCAATTAGACACAATCACAGGACTTGAGAAATATATTGAAGATTTAATATCTAAGACTCATAATGAGCTTGATTTTGAATCGTATATAGGTGAAGAATATTGGAAATTGTTCACTTATTATAGGCGTGAAGATGATTATAGTAACGAGAATTATATATCTGATGGACTGACCAATACTGAATTAATTGATAAAGCTAATGAATTATTGGTAGTTGCCAAGAAAGAATTAGTTAAATCTGGTGAGAAGCAATTCACTATCTCAGGTACATTGCAAAATCTCCTTCTATTAACTGACAAAGACGGAAACAGAATTTTCGAACCTATTCTTGATGATTTTACTTTGGGTAACTTTATCAGAACTAAGATTGATGGGAAAATTTATGTAATGAGATTGGCAGATATTTCAATTTCCTATGGAGATTTAAGCAAATTATCTGTCACATTTTCGGATGCATATAGATATGGAAGTCCAGATGTTAATATAGTTAAAGACATTCTTACAAAATCACAATCTATGGTATCAAGCTACTCTTCTACTGTTAAGCAGGCAAGCCAAGGTGAGAAAGCCAATCTTACATTTGAAAGATTGCAAAAAGAAGGATTAGATTCTGCTCTCTATAGTGTTCACAACACTAATTCAACTGCAATATTTGATGAGCATGGTATTCTTATTAGAAGTTATGACGATGTGATTGATGATTATAAAGATGAACAGGCACGAATTAATGCTAATGAATTTGTGTTTACGACAGATAGGTGGAGAACGGCAATTACTGCATTAGGAAAGCAAAAATATACTCTTAATGGAGTTACACATGAAAAGTATGGTTTGAATACACAGTTTGTAATATCTGGTCTTATGGTTGCAGGTGATATATATTCGGCTAATTATTCTAATCTTAATAATGAATTAAAAGGAACACATATAAACCTTGAAACTGGTGGCTTCGAAATGGCTGACGGAAAGTTGATATATGATGCTAAAACTCAAAAATTAAGTTTAAAGAATGTAGAGTTATCAATTAACTTTAATAATGAAGAAAAAGATATTACAGATATTGTTGGAGATACCATTGTTTCTCAGACTATGCATTACTTAGTTTCAGACAAGTCTGAAGGAATTACTATAGAGTCTCAAGGATGGACAACAGATATCCAGTATGTGTCTAATGAGAAAAGATATCTTTGGATATATATAACTAATACCAAGTCAAATGGTGATACTGAAAATACGTCTCCTATAATTTATGGTGTATATGGCAAAGATGGAGAAAAAGGTGAACAAGGTATTCAAGGGGATACTGGTTCGTCATATTTTACATGGATAATGTATGCCGATGATACTAACGGTACAAATATATCGGATACCCCACTTAGTTCAACTCAATATATTGGTATAGCAACTAATAAAGAAAGCGAAAACAAGAGTAATAATCCTAAAGATTATACTTGGAGTAAATACATAGGAAATGATGGCGTGAGCGTAACAACTGTAGTTCCTATATATTTTTCGTCCAATTCAAAAGATACTGCACCTATTGCACCAGTTAATGTCATTGAAAATAATGATACAGGATATGGACATTGGACGCTGGGCACACCATTGTATAACGAATTATACCCTTATTACTATACATGTAATCAAATTCTATATTCTAATAACGTATATCAATGGAGTATTGTTGTTAGGGATGGTGCAATTGAGAATATTGCCAAAACTGCTTATGATGCAAAAAAGGATACCGAAACTATCTCAGTAAGCATTTCTCAATTTGATAAAGATATCAGTTCTTTGAATACTTTTAGAGAAAGTTCTGACGAAAAAATTAATGACTTGTATGAAAAATATAATGATGAAATCGGTGTAATTAATCAGCATTTTGATTTCACTAAGGACGGTATTTTTATTAGTGCAACCGCCGACTCAGATGTTAAGTTATGGCTGAGAAATAATCAAATTGTCTTTGTTGATAAATATAATAATAAACTAGCTTATTTCACCGATCAAATGCTTAATGTCAATAAGGTTAATACATCTGATTGGTCGCAAATTGGTAACTTCAAATGGATACCATCTGCATCAGGTGGATTAAGATTAGTCAAAGTAAGTTAATGTGAAAGGAGTAATAAATGGCGCAATTAGTAGTTGAAGGTTCAAATGGTCATCATTATTTTGAACTTAATGTTTTTGAAACCTCTTATGACATTTCAAGTAATTCAAGCGAAGTATATTATTCCTTGAATCTTGATGAATATGGTGGAGGGTGGAACTGGGATTGGAGCGGTTCACCAGATAGAATACAAGCACATGTTACAATCGATGATGAAGATTTTTATAGCAATATTCCTGTATTTGATTGCGAAAAAATTACCATTATATCTGGATATAAAACAATACATCATAATTCTGATGGAACAAAAAATATTGATTTTAGTTTCGAAGTAAACGATACTACTGGTCAATATTATACTTGTGGTGATGCAAGTGGTTCTAGTGATATTGATTTAACGACTATTCCTCGATCTGCATCATGTGAATCATTTTCTAAACCAAGCGATTTATCTGGTACATTTTCTGTATCATGTGCAACTCAAACAGACTCTTATTATTATAATCTAAGAATTAGTATCCCAAATATAATTAAAATTAAGGATATTGAATTAGGTAATAGAGGGGCTTATTCTTTTTCTGCTACTTTTTCTTTTAACAAATCCGAGAGAGAAAATATATATAATAGATATAATAATCAGAATTCTGTAACGATAGGAGTTGTTGTTGAAACATACTCTGATTCTGGATATTCAAATAAAATTGGTGAAAGTGACGAACTTACGCAAGTTGTAAGTTTTGTTTCGTCAGAGGTGCAACCAGATATATCTTGTGTAATTTCAGATCCAACAAATTTTAAAGATACTGTTGGTGGAGGAAAATTCATACAAAACATTTCTAAGGTTATGATTACTCCGAGTGCCAAAATGAAATATGGTGCAACTTTTTCAAATGCAAGAGTATCTTTAGATGGAATGACTTACACAAGTAGTTCCTTATCTTCAATAACAAGTAACGTTATTAAATTTTTATCTCTAAATTCTATATCTGACAATCTTCCATTAACACTAACTATAACAGATTCAAGAAATATATCTTCTACTTATTCAACTAATATCGAAGTATATAGATATATATATCCTTATGTAGATATTTTTGAAGCCGTAAGATGTGATGATAATGGGACTCCAAATGAAGAAGGATATAATATAAGATTAAATATTAGTTCGTACATATATAAATTAAATGACAATACGCATACTTTTACGGTTAAAATTAAGAAAGCATCTGACTCTACTTATAATAGTATTGATGAACTTACTGATTTACCTGGTGTATATGATACTTCAACTGGAACATATAAATTTGAAAATAATGCCATAATTAAAGGTGCGTCTACCGAATATTCATATGATATAATCTTGATCTTAAATGACACTATCAAAGGCGAATCCAGCCGCCATATTAGATTAGGTGTGGGTTATTCTTTAATTGATATTCATCCTTCGGCAAAAGGCGTAGCTTTTGGTAAAGTGTCGGAATATGAAGCTTTTGAATGTGCTATGCCATCCAGATTCACAAAAGATGTTTTGATTACAAATAATCTTAATGTGGGAGGAACTAGCATAGTTCAAGATCTTATTGGTGACACAGCAAAATTCACTGATATTAAAATAGATGATGGCTTAGAAATTCCTGTGCTCTATGATAAATTAAATCAACGAGCCACAACAACATCATCAGATAAAGAGGCATTCCAGCGTTCATGGACTATTAATGGCACTGGTTTATTTATTCTTAATGCCGCAGTATGGACTGATACGACTAGCGATTATGGAACTACTGCTTGTGCTATATATGTTAATAGTGCATGTGTTACGGCAAATACACATCGTTATGGAGAATCATCAAATGCCGTTGAATTAGACGCAGGAGCGACATTTGTGTACTGGTTTCAAAACGTAGAAAATGTAAGTGTATTGCTAAAAGCAGGTTCAACAAAGACTGGAACAAAGACACTTACTTATACCTCTCAAGGTTTATTTGGTTTAACAGTATTGGAAGCTGCTTAAAGGAGTATATATTTCATATACTCCTTATTTTATTAGAAAGGAGAAAAAGATGCAAACAATTGCTAAAATTTCACTGGATTTGTACAACAAGAACATTGTTAAGGTATCGGCAAAACAATATGATACTGGACGTGGAATCGAAGTTACATGTACACACAATGGCATAATATACGATGTTGATACTAATACTACAAGTGCCTTTGTACGATTTAAGAAGCCAGATGGTTTTAATGTCTTTAATCAATGTGAAATTGTAAATAATAGAATCATGATTGAATTAACACAGCAAATGTTGGTCGTTCCAGGTAAATGTGATGTAGATGTCATGATTATGCGTAAAGTATATTCATTAGGTGAAAAGTCGATTGATGATATTATTCAGTTAGATGCACCCATAGTATCAACTATGAATTTTACACTCAATATTGAACCGATTCCTATTGATTATGATGATATTGAATCTTCTTATGAATTCGATGCACTCACAGAAGCTTTGGCTCATTTAGACAAACAAGATAAAATCATCAAAGACTTCCAAGACGATTTGAAAAATCATAAGTTTGTTTTAACAGATGATAAGAATGTAGCAAATGGAATTGCCCCTCTTGATATAAACAAAAAAATTCTTAGTGAAAATATAAATTTTGGTACTACAACTGGAACTGTGTTTGAAGGTAGTCGTGGTAAGACTGTTGAAAGTAATTTAGATGCACATGTTACGAATAGGAGTAATCCTCATTCAGTAACAAAGTCTCAGGTAGGACTTGGTAATGTGGATAATACATCTGATGCAAATAAATCTGTTAAATACGCTATAAGTGCAGGTTCAACTACTACAGCTACAAAAGCGACACAAGATTCAGCTGGTCAGCAGATTAATACAACATACATTAAAAGTTTATCTGTAAGTGGCAAAGTAATTACTTATGCCAAAGGCGATGGAACTACAGGTACTATTACTACGCAAGATACAAATACAACGAATACTACGGGTTCAACAAATACATCAAGTAAGATATTCTTGGTTGGTGCTACTTCACAAGCAGCATCTCCCGTAACATACTCTCATGATACGGCTTATGTTGGAACCGATGGATGTTTATATAGCAACAGCACTAGAGTTGTGTCTGAAGTAACGCAATCTACAGAACCAACAATACAAAAAACTGGTGATTATTGGATCATCGAGGGATAATTGAAAGGAGGAAATAAAATATGGCACTTTCATCTGGTTATAAAAAAATAACTAGAACACAAAAACAGTCCGATGGAAATTATAAAAAAATTTCTGAATGGACATCTTCTACAAGTGTTGAACGTGATAATGGTGAAACAATAGAAACTTCAGTATCAAAATTAGAGAGCGATCTATCTTCTCTTTCTAAGACGGTTACGAACAATAAAACTTCGTGGGGAGATAAATACACTAAAAATGAGATTGATAATAAATTTTCTACTTTGGAAACAAACATTGATTGGAAAGAGAGTGTAGCAACGTATAGCGACATTGCAAAAACGTATCCTAATCCTGCTGATGGATGGACGGTAAACGTAAAAGACACAGATTATACATATCGTTACAATGGTACTGGATGGGTTGCTATTTCTGCAAATGCAATTCCAAAGGCAACTACTTCGGTTGACGGTTTATTAAGTAAAACAGACAAAGCACACTATGATGATGCTTATTCAAAACGACACACTCATAGTAATAAGTCCGTTATTGACGGAATTACATCTACTTTGGTTAATAACTGGAATTCTGCAAAAACTCATGCCGACTCAGCACATGCTCCAAGTGATGCACAAACAAACGTAATTGAAACTGTAAAGGTGAATGGGACTGCTCTTACACCTTCTTCTAAAGCTGTGAATGTAACTGTACCTACAAAAGTTTCTCAATTAACAAATGATAGCGGATATAAAACAACGGATAACAATACAACATATTCATTGTCTAAATCAGGAAGCACTATTACTCTTACTGGTTCTGACGGTAGTAAGACTTCTGTATCCGATTCGGATACTAATACATGGAGAGGTATACAGAATAATTTAACAAGTACTTCTACAACGGATTCATTATCTGCTTTTATGGGAAAACAATTAAAGAGTATGATTGATACACTTATAACAACAGGTTATTATGATACCATGTGGTCAAACGACGCAGGTAGTATGAATTATTATATAAGATTTTCGACTGGTATTATGATTATGGTCACAATAATTCCTGATGGATGGTCAGTAGAAAATAATACTCATTATATTTATCCTGTATCATTTATAAATAACAACTATGCCTTAATAGCAGTAGATAATACAAGTACTAATGGACAAACTAGTGGCGGCTTTGATAGAAGAATCCCTATGATACGTCATGAAAGAAATTATTTTACTGTATGGTCAAATTCAGTAACTCCTGGCGATGATAACTTTTACAATGAAGGTATAGAAGATAGTATGAGCGTTATTTGTATAGGAAGATGGAAATAGGAGGTAAAAATGTCAGACACAGCAATAGAAAATACATTATATGTTGTATACACTTCTCAGGGTATTTTTATTGGATTTTATGATGATATTGAAGCAATTAATTCAATTTTGCAAGAAAATAATGAATATATATATAAGCCAATTACTCGTGAGATACGAGATTTTATATTGTCAGAACCATTTAATCCAGCAAAAGATATTTTATTTAATATGAATTTTCTCACATCTGAGGTGAATATTATTGATGATAAAAAGTATTTGTTACAAGAATATTCTAGTGCCATTATAGATATGGAGAAAATAAAAAATAAAATGTGTAAAAACATTAAAACAAAATGTGGTGAATATATTACTAGCGGATTAAGTATACAACTGTCAGATGGTTCAGAAAAGGACTTTACATACTCTTTAGAAGACCAAATAAATATTAAATCATTTGTTGATAATTTTAAGTCTGGAGATATGCTTGTATATCATGGTACAGGTGAAATGTTTAATTTATATTCATATGATGATATCTTAAAAATATACAAAGAACTCGAAAATAATAAGATATATAACCTAATTTACACAAGTGTATTATGTCAATATATTATGAAAGAATACACTGAAGAAATGTATTGCAATAAAGAAATAATTGGATATGGTTATTCCAATGAACAAATTCTAAAGGAGGTAAATACTCAATATGAAGCACAATTATTACAGTGAAAATGGATCACAAATAAAGATTATTCATCTTCCTGGTAGTGGTTTAGAAGAACATCGTGAACTTGCAGAATATAACCTTGATAGAAGTTTTAATATATCAAAAGATTTATCAATTATATCTGTTATGAATAGTCAGTGCGAGAAAGATTCGTTTATTCTTAAACAGTGTGAATTTAATAATATTAAATTACTTAATACTGCTTCTGATGTAATATTTTGGAATAACCCTATTAAGATTGAACATATTCTTGAATGTTTAAGAAAAGTTACAACTAAGTATGCACTTATTCTTGATGGCAGAGATACTGTAATTACTGGAGATTTAGATGATTCATTTATAGAAAAATATCTTGCATTTGATACTCCAATAGTTTTTAATGGTACACCAGTTGCTTATCCAAGTAGTCCTATAATTGAAAGTTTGCAAGAAATTATTAAAATCAAAGGAAAACAAAAATATCTTAATGCTGGTGTATGCATTGGAGATAAAGATAGCCTTATTTCCTTTTACACAAAAGCACAAGAAATAAAAAATAATATGTTTAATAACAATAACTCAGAACAATATCTTATTAGACTGACAAAGAAAAGAAATCCTAAGTTAGCAACTGTTGATTACAACAACAATATATTTAGAATTGTTCATAAATATGACTCTAAAATTATTGAAAATGAAAATGGAGATTTTATTATCAGTTAATAAAAAAGGGGGAAGTAATATTGAATATACTGATATGTGGATATGGCAATATTGGAAAACACATAGAAAAAGAATTCTATAAGTTAAAACAAGCAATTAGTGTATATGATAAATATAATAAATCTTTCTCAGACAAAGATATATTGAATGATAAATTTAATTATGCATTCGTTTGTGTTCCTACAGAAATGAAAGAAGATGGTTCTTGTGATACGTCTGAAATTGAATGGATAATACCTAAAATTAAAGCAGATGTTATTATAATTAAATCAGCTATTCCTGTAGGAACTTGTGAATCTTTTCATCTTGAAAATATAGTAATAAGCCCCGAATATTATGGAACTACACAGCATAGCCTTGAATCTCCTAATTTTGTTATTCTAGGAGGAAATAAAACATACTCTTCTATGTGTGTAGAACTATATTCCAAGGTAAAAGATGGATCGTTTAGATTTATTTTTACAGACTGGCGTACGGCAGAATTGGCAAAATACATGGAGAATTGTTGGATTGCTACAAAGGTTACATTTTGTAATGAATTTGCCAAAATTGCTGAAGCATATGGAATAAATTATCCTGAATTAAGAGAATGCTTTGTTGCAGATGAAAGAGTAAGTTCATCTCATACATATGTTTATAAAGATAAACCTTATTATGATTCTCATTGTTTAAACAAAGACATTCCTGCACTATTAATGATGGCAAAAGATAATGATATTCAAACACCTCTTATGACAAGCATTTTTAAGATAAACAACCAAATAAAAAATAGTAATACATCGGACAATAATACCATTTAAAGTATTAATTATGCGCATAATGCAAAATTAAAAATGAGATTTATATAATGAAATAGGGTAGTTGAGATTTTATTCTCTTCTACCCTATTTTTTACGATTTTATATGGTATAATTATTTCAGTTGATATTTGTGGAGGTATTTATGAAAGAGAGAATTGAAGCTTATATTATTGAGAGCAATTTAAAGGTTAGAAAGGTAACTGTCGCTCATGTTACTGGTAATCTTGCTACTGTACGATTTGAAGAAGGTGGTGGTATTAGAGTTCCTATTAATAGATTATATGGATCTGAGGAAGAGGCTGCTAAAGAATTGAAATATAAAACCGAAGCGAAAAAACCGCCTCATAACTATTTGAACGGACAATTGTTATAAAATAAATTTAAAGGAGATGTATTTTATTATACACCTCCTTTTTTCTTAAAATGTAGAATGTAGACAATTTCGGAGTAAATCTACATTCTGTTTAATTCAATATATAAGATTCGAACTTATATTTTAAACACCGACTGTTTATTGACTTAGATAAAAATATAATTGTACTGCCCTTATTTTTGACGACACTTTTGACGACACTTTTTTCGTACTATGACGACCTAAAACGGTCTAAAATGATACTTTTTGAAAATCCTCAATCTTCTAAGTCCGCATAAACACTGGATTTCTGTGGTGTTGTAGTAATGGACTAGAGGGGAGTCGAACCCCTGTCCGAAAACCCATTCCCTGTTCTTCTACTATCATAGTTGATTGTTTAACATTCCCTCCGGTACACGAGAATCAACACCCTTGCACCTTTAGTAGCTTCATGATACGACCAGCATCTCAAAGCTTTGATACTGTCGTTTCCTACATGTTCGAAGCCTGGGTCTTAAAGTGTAGGTGCTTTAAGTCAGACTGCTGCAATTAGGCAGCGTATGCTAAATTATCGTTAGCGTTTATATTTAAGTTTGGATTTTGACGCTTTCCTGCGGATAGCTTCACCAGCTTCAAGATCCCCGTCGAAACCTTTACTAGCCCGTGTGTAAGCAGTTTCACCTGCTTATTTATATTAACATTGGCATAATGCCAAGTCAATTAACTTGTGCTTCAAAACTGATAAAATATTTCTAAATATTT